AAAGAAGTTTAACCTTATGGACGCAAAGATCCACAAGTTCGGAAAGAGCAAGAGGGTTCAGTGTCCCTTCTGTTCGGAATGGATTGAGTATGCTAAAGCCGTACGATGAGGGCGAAGTCCTTCGTATTGACAGCATTGTATATTCTTTAGACGGCGACATTGACTACCTCAAGTTTCTGATTGCTGAGCAGCCATACATTCGCAGCGCGATGTTGGCGACTAGCCCACCGACTGATCCAGATGAATGGACTGGTCGCTACCCTACTACCATCGGCAACGCGCTGCACTGCGACCTGATTGAGTTGGAGGCGTGGATGGAGACGCTCTCCCCTAACGACCGATACATCCTTACTGAGTGGGCAAACCGCCAGAAGGCGAAGCCATACTTTGCAGCCGCTAAGATCCGTCGCGTCAAGCACCTGATTGGGAAGTTCCCTCAGGCTCGTCGCGGACGAAAGAACCGAAATGCGAAATAACTTTGCAGGCGATGCCGCGTTGAAGTTTATGTATGAGAAGTATTTGGAGGATCGTGAGAACACAGGCAAGAAAGTAAGTTTCCACAAATGGCTCAAGACACGAGGCATCCTCTCTCCAGACGCGGAGCAGATGATTCGCCAGAATGAATTTCCTATGAGCGAAGATGGATTTGAAGGGGAGGAGAAAGCATAATGGCTAACAGCGGATTCTTTTGGAACCAAGAGGTTGTCAAGAAACTTCTGACTCTGAACAAGGAGCAGTTCCTTAGTGAGTACCCAGAAGTTACGAAGCACGCCTATCGGCAACGATTGGCAGAGGAGTTGAAGGGTATGAAAGACAAGGCGAAGGTTGCGGTAGTAGATGTTTCGCTGGCTCAGGTTCACCACGAGATTGCTCCTGTCACGCCAGTCAAGTACTCGTACATTGACAAGATCGGTAAGCCGATTGAGAAGCGTGGCGAGATCGTCGTTGCGGCTGGAGACTTCCAGTTCCCATTTGAGGATCCAGATGTATTCGCTGGCTTCCTCACATTCCTTGCCACCGAGAAGCCTGACCGCATTGTGCTGACTGGTGACATCCTTGACCTGACCAGCGTCTCCGCATTTGAGCGAGACCCTCGTCTTGGTCTGCCTGTGCAGGACGAGTTGAACCACGCCCACAAGCGTCTGGCTGAGATCCGTGCTGCTGCTGGTAAGAAGGCAAAGATCTTTTTCATCTACGGCAACCACGAAGCGCGCTTCTCCAAGTGGCTCGCTCGTAAGGCTCCCGACCTTGTTGGGCTGCACGATGCCAACGGCGTAGAGATGCTCTCGCTGGCGAATCTCTTGCGACTTGATGCGCTGGATATTATTCCGTGCATTGACAATGCTGTCTCGTATAGCGGACCTGAGCATCTGCGTTCGTACTACAAGATCACCGAGGATCTGATTGCGACGCACGGCACTTACTCTCGCACCGCTGGTGGCGCTTCGTCCATTATTCCTATTTGTGAAGCGGCGGGCGTTTCCGTTGTCGGCGGGCACGATCATTCGCAGGGTATGGCGTTCCGAACAATGGGTGGATTCGCCGAACTTGAGGAGAAGCGGATGGTCGCCATCTCCACAGGGATGATGTGCCGACGCACCGAACTGGGCTACCTCGCGCAGCATCAGGTTGCTCGCTGGGCTGCTGGCTTTGCGGTCATTGAGTTGTGGGGTGAGGGTGCTGGCGAATGGCAGCCTGACTTCGCTTCGTGGACTGGCAACGCGCTGGTCTGGCGCGGCAAGCGATACGCGGGGAAGCCGTGAAAGCAGGTAAGCGTGATAGCGGAATGCTCCGCGATCCATTTGGTAATCCGCTTGTGAAGCAGGAGTCCAAGTCCACCGACGAACAAAAGAAATCAAAGCGTGCACTCCTGCGCCGATCCAAAGACGCGGAGCGAGAGTTTGCTCGCTGGCTCACAGACAAGGATGGCTTTGATCCGAAGTACCGAAACCTTACATCGTCCACTGGTCGCATCGGGCAGATCACTGGTATTCAAGCAGACATCCTTTCTATTCATTATATCGGTGAGGCGAAGAACGAGAAATTCCCGCTGAAGTGGCTACGCTACTGGCACAAGATTGTTAGCAAGGGTGCGGAGTGGAAGAAGGATTCAATTCTTATGATCCTCCCGCCCAACCGATCCGAGGTAGATGCAAGGCTACCAGCACTCCATATCATTACGCCAGAGCGACACGCTGAACTGCTCCGCAAGGAGAAGTACTACGATGACCACGATGGTGATGCAGAGGCAAAGTTTATCCAGCCTATCAACCCTAACCCAGTTACTAAGATCGCAAAGGAGTTAAAGAATGGCAAGTAAGAAGCCAGCAAAGATCGCGGTGAAAGAGGCGAGGTCATCTCGCCCATTCCCACTAAAACTTTGCTACAAGTGCGGCAAGACTATTGTAGCGGCGAAAGATTATCTGACGGTTCTGGTGATTAACCGAAACGATCAGAGTCGTTCTAGCCGCTATCAAGATTGCCACCGCGCTTGCATCAAGGTTTAGGCTCCACGCCCATCCAGTTGCGGGTGAGACGGGGCACCGCCGTACTCGTGACGACGCTTGTAGTTGTACTTGCGATGGTAAAACAAATGCTTGCACACAAGCGCAAGTGCGCGGCTCACATCATTGCGATCCCATCCCTCAATCATAATGCTGCCCTGCTCCGCTTGCGACGCTGGCAGGATGACGACATTCCCGACAAGGAATGACTGGACATCCAACTCGTGAAGGAGAGCGCTGGCATTACGATTGAGCGGACTGATATGCTCCCACAGAGCCTCAGGGTCGCCATAAATATTTATCCGCATCCCTTTGCTTGGGTCTACGATTTCAGGCAGCCAGACATTGCGGTATAGAATCCCAGCATCTGGCGCTGTGATTAGCCCCTTGATCGCGGTGATCCAGTCCTTGTGCGTTGCTTGCTGCTCCTCCGAGAACCGAGCCACCTCTGGCTCGCTCATTGCCCCCATATATATTCCGTACTTGCTCATCTCTCCTCCTTTACTGATACATTCTTGCGGCGTTCTTGCTGTGATGCGATCCTTTTTCAAGCAAATCCTTTACTTCTTGGCTATTGCCGTCCTCAACGAACGCAAGGTATGCGTCCCCATAAGCGACAGCCGCCAGAAGCCAAGCGGTCACTGCCTTTCCGTTACCATTGTCTTGCTCAACTTTCGCCGACTCGTAGCACGCAGCCGCACGACGCTTGAGGAACTTTGGAAGTTTTTCGTTCTGTTCATCCATATACTTATCCATATCTCCTCCTTTCATTCTCCGATTATCCCACGCTGGGTAAGTTTACGCAAGAGGCTCGCCATCTTGACTGGCAACTCCGACGGATCGGCGCAGTCAATGAACTCTGGGTACATCTTGCGATTGTCATCGTCCGCTCCGTACGCACCGATGCCCACACCGATGACGATGCCGCCCTCCTTGCGGATTGACTCCACAAGATCCTTGACATTCTCAGCGACCGCTCCGTCTGTGAACTGGATGACGACGCGCTTCTTAGCATCCACCGCCTTGAGCCGCTCCCACGCCACAGCCAGACCTTCAGCCGCTGGCGTACCGCCACCGCCCCAAGTCCACATATTAGTGAGAGCCTCGTGCGTCAGAGGATCGCTGAACTTCTTGACGATCCCGACTCGCCAGTCGGAGAATGCGTGCACCTCGTGCGGGATGCTGGAGCGCGAGAGCGCAGACGACATCAACGCAGACGCTTGCAGCGCATAGTAGAGCGGTGGAATAATCCCACGCCGACCATACATCTCCTTGCGAGCAGCCCCTAGATCAAGTTTATCTTTGTGCCCATTGGCGATCCAGTCCTGCGCTAGTCGCAGTACTGAACCCTCGTGCGTGTTGAGAGCCTCTGCAAAGTCCTTGAGATATTGTGTGTGAGCCGCGCCCTCTGTCATTGAACCACTAAGATCCACCGACAGAATGAATGCGCTTCCACCGCTGCGACCAGTATCTGGCTCGCGGAATATATCCATCTTGCCAAGCGCAGCCTGTGATGCACGGCGTACATCTAGACGACCAGTCCTCTCAAACGATCGGTGCTTACGCCCCGCCTTTGTCTGAGAGAATGTTCGCATCTGCAGAGCCAGCGCATTTGCATAGCCGCCGATACCAGCAACGAGATTTGCAGCCGCTGCTTTATCCTGCTTGACTGACTCCTCCGATGAGGCGTAGTACTCGTTGCGCTTTACTGGCACAACAGTCACCGATGCTCCGTCATAGCCGACCTTGCCGCTACCGATAGAGATCTTGACCCGACCATACTCATCACCGATGCTCTCAAGATCCAAGTCCAACTTGTTGAGCGGACTGGTACTACGATTGGTCGCTGGGCTAATGTTTGTCTGTGGGGCGTAGGTGGACTGCTCCACATTGTCGCTCCATAGAGTTGCCTCTGGCTTCAGCGCATCCAACTTCTTGACGAGGCTACGAGCACGGCGACGGATTGAATCGCTTGTCGCTCCACCCACCACCTTGTCGTTCTTGCCATCCGAGTTGATTTCCCTGCGTGAGTCGCTAACTTGCGTCTCGCCTCCCATACGCTGAGAAGCCTCACCCTCGTGGCGACGCTCATCCGCATCGTAGGTTGTGCTTTCAGTCTCCATGACTTGCGCTGTGCTTGGATTGCCGCCCGACGCTACTCCTCGTGCAGACTGCCCATTTTGAGCATCCTGATTAGCGGCACTAGGAGCCTCGCGTCCGCTCTGGGGGTCACCAGATCCCACTCCCTGACCCTTCGTGCCTCCTCGTGGCTCCTGCCCCCCTCCACGACCACCCTCCATCTGGGGAGCAGCCTCTGGATTCGCCTTTGCCTTGCGACCACGGCTGGAGATCTGCTCAGCCACCTCGTCAAAGAGTGGGAACACCCGCTCTACGATTGGCAGCAACTCCTCTGTTGTCTTAGCGGCTCGTGCTGCATCACGCAGACCTGAGTCGCGGAACTTCTTTGCCAACTCCCGCGCTCGCGGCTTGAGAATCTGTGAGTCGTATTCATATCCTGCCACCTCTAGATACAATGACTTGATTGCTTGAATGATCCACGCTTCACCCTGAACCTGAGGGATCGTCTGATCTACAAGGTTACGCTGGAACTGCACGCGCAGACCACGCTTCTTGTGGAATGACTTGCGCTCCATACGCCCATCCTCAAGAGAGTTTAGAATCATCATAGTACCTTCATCCAAACGGCGACCAGCCGTAGGTGAAGTGCTCGTGATATGCAGAGCCTCGTGCGCTGCTAGATCCTGAGCGTATGGCGAACCGACTGGTAGACTGACCACGCGCTGGGGAATGTGTGTGTTGGCTCCGTGCTCAATGTCACGGATGACAACTTGATCACCACTACTCCCAGCGAATGCGTCAATGTACTGAGCCAACTGGTTGCGATTGAAGCGGTACTTTTTAGGCATTTGCCACCTCCTCTACAACAGGCTGGCTCTCATCGTCGCCAGCGAACGCATCCAAGAACAACTTGTGCACGACAGGACGATCCTCGCCGTTGATCTTATTAGTGAACGCGATCTCTACTGCAGACATAATGCTGATGTCTGTTGAGAGCAGCGCGATGTCAATGGCGCGGCGGGTACTAGCCGTCACGAACATTGAGAGCGGCTGCTGCTTGACCTTCTGAGTCTCTGTGCCGTCATCGTTCTTGATTGTCTCAAGGACTGGCTCACCTAGACCAGCAGCACGGCGCACGCTGTTGAATACCTCAACGATCCGTGTTGCACGAGAATGCTTGATCTTGCCAGCACGAGAGACGACTGCCGCTTCCTTCTCAGGATTCTCTAGCCCAAGATACGACACCTCAGCCACAATGAAGCGGTCAAGGGTTGCCTCGTTGAGAATGCGAGCACCAGCGTACTGCCCACTATCGGCAGGGTTCGCCGTTGCCACCAACATAAACGCTGGATGCGGCTCAATGTACTCTGCACCATCTGGCTTCTCATAGATATTGAGTCGGTACTCCGTTGCCAAGAAATCGTGCAAGCGCATCAGCGTTCGCTCGTCGGCAGCGTTGATCTCGTCAAGAACAATGATCCCACCATTACGCAGAGCCGTAGGGAGCGCACCATCACGCCACTCCACAGCGATGCCGCCATTACCAGATACAGGGATCGGCATACCAATCAACTGATCCGTCGTCGTGCCTTCAGCCAGCGAGACAACATAGACAGGCAGCCCCATCTTGTTGGCGAACCAACGGACAGCAGCATTCTTACCAGTCCCAGTATGCCCACTCAGCAGTACAGGACGCTTGTGCTTGAACCCAAGAGCGAGAGCCGTAGCCTCCTCGCCCTGAATCTCATAGTCCTCAGGCTTAGGGATTAGATGCTCCCCACCTGAAATCTGTGGCTTCTCCAACGAGATGCCGTGAATCTGTACTTCATTTCCCATACTCCACCTCCTCCATACTGCGGGGCAGCCGAATGACTACCCTCCCAACATATACCCTGAACCCTAACAGACCTGATTTCCATTTCCTCTTTACCTTTCCATTACTAACGGCTGGTTTGTGGGGGGTGCACTCTTACTACAAAGTCCCCACCGACCAATCTTGAGGCTAATGAACCAAAGGTTCGCCCCAGCAGAAGTAGTCTGTGCATAGCATCTGCCACCTTGCTATTGGAATGACCCCCTTTGTTGGCGACCTTTCACCGAGAGCGGCGCATCTGGCTTATCTAGAATCCACCAGACACTATTGCTCAGGGTTACCACGAGTCCCCAGAGGCTCATCCCCAGACATAGAGAACCTTACGATCCTCTGGTGAGTGGGGTGTTCTAAGTCCCACTCACCAGAGATCCCATCAGCCCTACCATATACCCTAAACCCTAACATACCTATTCGTTGCTACCATATACCCTAAACCCTAACACACCGCTATGACCCTACAACCTAACACACCTGCGATCTGCGATTTATTCACAGATTATAAATATTTCTAAACCTTTAGTCCGTAACGCCTTAGATCTTTCTTTAGATTCTGCACGGCTCGCCCATCGCTAGGCGTGAACGACGAGAATACCTTTGCTCCAGTCGGAGAGACCCACGACAGGTGTGTGTTCTTTCTCTGCTCCACGCGCCAGCCCTGAGCCACGGCAATATCAAACAAATCCCTGTAAACCTTTGGCACTCTCATTTGATAGCCGCCCAAATGATCACACCAAAAGTAATGATGGCGCAGACCAGAATCGTTCCGTCCTGCCGTGCTCGTGTAGTACGAGCCTCCCTCACATAATATGACTCAATGTTGCGTACCTTCTTGCGCGTCCTCATTCCAAACCTCCTTGCTCAATGTCCAAGTAGCGGGACTTCTTGCCCACTACGAAATCTAGTTGTGTCTGCAACCGCTTTGCCTCATCTATCTTTAGACGGATCGGCATCAAGTCATCAGCAAGATCACGATTGTCTTGTGGGCTTGAGACCCAGATCGTCACGAGTGCATCCTGCCCAAGAGCATTCTGCTCGTCAAAGTCTGCGTCCACCCAGAGCGAGACCTGACCTACCACACCAACGAACGGATCGCTGTGTGTCGGTACTTCCTCACCAAACGAGAACACATTCTTATCGTTCTCTTGTCGCTCAATCGTTGCGTGAACTGATTCCTGAATAACTAGCGGGAAATCCTTTGCATTCATACTCAACCTCCGATGCTCATAAAGCCTTCGTCATTCCAAAGGCGCATTCCGTTGTCGTAATATTCCTTGCTGATCACTCGCTTAGGGTCGTCCTCCCAGAATGGATCAACCTCAATGGTCTCCCCATCTTGGACATCAGCCTCCCAATACCCTTCGTCCGTGCACTTGCCGCCGATAAAGGTGGACTCGCCGATGAATCCCATCCCCATCTCTGCAAACTTGATATGCACCACGAGATCAGGATACCTCTCAGACAGAGCCTGAACAATACGCATCGGTGGAGACCACGCCGTATCAAATGATACGAACGCAGATTTGTTGTGTGCCCTAGCATTCACATCATCTCCGCTGACGCTCCACTTTGTTCCCCAGTTGGCGATATTCCAGTTCCACCAGAATAGTGGATGCTCTCCAACCTTGATGCCCAAGTGATCAGGACAACGCTCTACAGCAGACCCGATCTCGCTGGCAAATGATCCGTCAATCTTGGCGTGATCCTTGATCGGTGGCTTGCCATTGACCAGCCACTCCCCATTAGGAGCCTCGCCGACATAGACAGGCACGCACTCGCAACCGACATAGCCGTGCTGCGATGGCTCACCACGATAGATTTTCTGATCGTCTGGATCAGATGGCGGTGGCACAATCTTAGCGAAGTCAAAGACGGAATGCTCCGACTTGATCCCCTCCATTACTTGAGCGATTCTGTCGCTGCTACCAGCCGTTATTGTGATCTCGTTGCCGCACCAGTTAGGCATTAGAACCTCCCCTTATTGCTATAATGATTGCGAAGTGTCTGATCAACCTTGTCGCCGATCAGCAGGATTACACCAAGCAGACCAAGACCAGCCAACCCTCCGACGATTACGCCGAAAGCGTTGTTGCCGTTCAGACCTGCGATGAAACCACCTCCGATAATAAACCCGAATGCTACTAGCGTGTCCTTCGTATCCATCTCAAACCTCCTTCTCTACTTGATGAGGGGACTTCCCTCACCATATACCCTAAACCCTAACATACCTCTATTCCCAAACATACTCTAAGTTCGTCGGCTCAGTCCAACCAAACTTGTAATAGTAGTCAGGGTCTTTACGGAGCAGATTGCTACGATGCGACTCGTGAAAGTCCTCGCGTCCTAACCACGGCGGCACTACCATAGCCGTCTGGTAGTCGCGGTACGCCAGAATCTTGGCGAAGCAAGTGTCCTTGTACCCTCGCTCAATCCACTCAGTACAAATACTCAAGCCGTAGACCACAAGGCAGTTCTCATACCCACGCCACATCTTTGCAGCGGGATGATTCACCCACCCCTTAGTCTCACCATTTAGAGCCTTGAGCAGTTGCAGCACCTCAACGCGCTGCTTGCCTAGTCTCTGTCGGTCAAGAACCTTCGCCGACTTTGTGAAATCGTTGTACGGCAGAAATGTTTGCATCAGTCCCACCACCAGATAACTTCATCGCCACGAATCTCAAACTCGTCCGCTCCAAGATTTGCACCTCGTAGCGCAGCGAGAGTCAGCGTCTTTGAGTCTCCGTCAGGCGTAGAGGCACACAGACCCTCAACGCTAAGCCGTGCGTCCTTGCGCCCTTGACCGACAACATACCCGATGAAGTGGACATCTAGTCCCTGCTCCATTAGTTTGCCAGCCTCAATCAGAAGCATCGGCAGACCAATAAAACTATTCCATCGTGTAATATCTGCCAACTCAGGCGCAGCCTCAATCGCAGCGATCAAATCGTCCACCGATACATTTGAGAACCTTCGCAGCCCACCACTCCAGTCGCCGTCAAAGTTCCCGACGAGCGCATCCTCAATACGAGAGACCGCCAAATCCTTATCCTCAGACATTATCCACCTCCTCGTCTAAATCCTCAAACCCAGAGACCAGAGCCTCCCCGACAATCTGTCGTGGATCGGCATCGTAAACTACATTAGCCGCTCGGTCAATAACCTTGTCGTCCTCTTGTAGCACGATAACATCTAGCCCCTCAATATCTGTCGTTGCCTCAACGACTAGACCACCACGAATCTGAATCACTACTACTGGCATCTTGTTCCCTCCTCTCTACTATATACCCTAGAACCTAACATACCTTATTGGTGCTGCTCTGGCAGACAAGCCGCGCAGTACGGAACACCTATATCGGTATTCAGTTGCTTAGACGCTGGGTCGTACCAAATAATATCGTCCTCAACCACAATGCCGTCGCACTCTGAGCAGTTCTCTACATCGTCAAACTTCTCAGCCCTGCGATCCTCGCAGCCCCGACAATAAACCAGCACCACGCCAGACCAGTTCTTGTTGCTGTAAAACCACTCGCCGTTGTTATCATTGGCTTGTAGCGACTCGCCGCATTGGTCGCACCTTGTTGGCTCCTCGTCCATCAAAATCTTTCTATTCATCTGATCACTCATCGCCGACATATCTACTCCTCGTCGTAGCCGTCAAACCACGACCCATATTGCTCTGTATGCTTCTTACCAGCCTCGCTGGTCGTCGTGCTGCTGCTCGTGTCGGGGTCGGAGCACCAATGCTGAACCTGTTCCAGCGTCTTACCTGTTGCGAGCACCTTGCTAGGATGACCCGCAAAATAAGTCCGTACCACCTTGTAAGTCTTGTCGTCAGACATTTGCTCCCTCCTTCCCACCCGCTAGGGTCAGCCAGTCAATCTTACCTGCCCCGAACAGGATTGCCTTTGGGTCAATATTGTATGACTGAGCCACATACTGAGCCATACCTTCCTCCGATCCGCAGTCGCTACAAATCATCGTCTTGTTGTCGTAGCGAGATAGTGCTCCCCTGATTGCGTCAAACTGCTTACCGCAGCCACCACACTCCTCCATTACCGCACCTCCTTCTTTGCTATGCCTTCCTACCATATACCCTAAACCCTAACATACCTATTTGTCTACACTCTTGACTGATCCGCATCGGTCGCATCGGTAAGTCTTGCCATCCCACTTGTTTGGTTCAGGCTCAACCTCTATGCCCTCCGTGCTCGTCGTCGTGAAGCCGTCGCTGTCTGGCGTGTTGCCACACTCGCAGACAAGGAAGTCCCCGACAAACTTGATCTCGTGCTCGTGGTGTTCGTAGGCTCGTCCTACCTGTACCACGCTGATCTCCTCGTCCCACCAGTCCTCAACCGCCATCTCTTGCGCTATGGCAAGAGCCTTCTTGCGCGCCTCGTCCGCGTTGTCCGCTTCTACTCTGATCTCAACCTCGCATACCTTGCGTACCTCTGTCTCAAAAATCATTACTGAACCTCCTCGTCAATAAATCCTTCCAGTCGGAAGTTGTCCACGATAATAAACGCTGGCACTTCTTTCCCATAGATGCGGTGATTCACCCCATCAGGGAGCGGGATGCCCTGCTCGTTGTCTCCGTTGCGTACCGCCTCAATCGCAGCCTTCGCCACGCTGATCATTGAGCGAGGCGGCGCGGGATAAATGTTGCTCGTCAGATGCCACTCCAACGCTACATCCTCGCTCGCTGCTCCGCGCATACCCATCAGTCCTGCGTATCCCATCTCAGACCTCCTTCTTGCTATGCCTTCCTATCTTATACCCTAAACCCTAACATACCTACTGGTCTCGCCACTCCCCGCCCTTGTCCTCCTCGTCCGCACCCTGCGGGATCAAGTCCGTGAACCCTGCGTTCGGGTCGTCGTGATTCGTGCTCACCGCATTGACGAACCTGAGACCGCACGAGTCGTCGTACCACTTTCTAATCGTGGTCAGCATCTCGTCAGCCGTCATCTCGCCAGCCGAAATGAGCGGGTTATACCCATAGCCCTTCATCTGTACCATCTGCTCGTCATCCAAGAGCACATAAATCTTGTGGCAAGTATCAAACGCGATCCCCTTCGCACCAAGTAGCGCGCCTTCTACCTTGCTCCACATCTCTGCTGTTGCCATCTCAGACCTCCTTCTTGCTATGCCTTCCTATCTTATACCCTAAACCCTAACATACCTACCCTTCGTACCACTCCACATCTGAAAGTTCGCCGTCGTAGAGCATCTGCTCAACGCGAGCGAGATCCATCCCTCGTACCACCTGAGCGAACGCCTCGTCGCAGTCCAAGCAGTAGAGTTCCTCAGCCGTAGTCTGGTCAGGAAATAGATCCTCGTGGAAATCCTGTGCCCAGAACGCTCGTCCCCCATCCTCCAAAGGTTTTAGGTTAGCGAGCACCTTCGCCGTGATCGTGATGCCACGAGCGTCAATCTCCGCATCCTTCGCCTCGTCGCAAGTGTGTCTGTACATACCTTCTGCCATAGAGCACCTCCTTCTTGCTATGCCTTCCTATCTTATACCCTAAACCCTAACATACCTATCCTTCGTACCGCAAGATATTCTCAGCCGTGTGTGCTGCGAGTCGCTCGTGGTCGCCACACTCACAAGGAGCGCAGTTGAGGCAGTACACCTTCGCACCCTCAGGAACCGCACTCTCGTAGTCCTCCCAATCCAGTACGCCCCACTCGTTCTCCCTGCGTGGTCGGCTGTCGCTGTAAACCCAGAACCCTGCTACCATCTCGTCAGGGTAGTAGACGATCACCTTACAATCTCTACAAGTCCTTGCCTCGTACATCTCAGACCTCCTTCGCTATGCCTTCCTACCATATACCCTAAACCCTAACATACCTGTTAGGCAAATACCAGTTCGCCGAACATCGCGTACTGAAAGATAATATCCGCACCTGTCGCGTCCACATCTATCTCCCCGCCGTATGCGTCAAACGAGATTGTGTGAGCGTACTTGCTACTGAGCACGGCACACACCGCCTTCTCCAAGTTCTCAATCGTGATCTCAAACCAGTCGTTGTTGTCCCTCGTAGGTTCGCCGTTGTCCTCGTCCTCCTTGATTCTGACGAGCACCTCGTCGCGTGGAATATCCCGAAGTTTGTCGTGATCAGGGTCGTCAAACTTAGCGTCGGGATTCACATACCACCGCTTCCACTTGTAGTCAGTACACTCTGCCCAATACCCTGTACCGCCCTCAATCGCACCGACTACGATATTCACCGCGTCGTTCGGTTCCAGTACCACCTGTGTGATTTTCATATGCCCTCCTTCCTATTCTATACCCTAAACCCTAACATACCTACTTGCCCTGAGGGAACCGCTCCACGAGCCACTCGTACGCCTTCTGAGCGTCCTCGTCCCCTGCTGCCATCGCGTTGCCCAGATGCCCTGCGATATTTATGACCGATCCCAATAGAGCACGAGCGTTGTCGCGCTCCTCACGGCTGACCTGACCCACGATATTCTCCCCAAAGAGAGCCGCCATCGTCGCGTACCCCTGCTTGTCGGGAGTCATATCTATGAACCCTGCGTTGCGCTCCTTGATTGCTGCGTCCTTCATAGCACCCATATCTCCACCTCCTTCTACTCTATACCCTAAACCCTAACATAGCGGTCGGGGGAGACCAGTCGCCTAATCTCCCCCGATACCCCTAGTCCATTCGTGATCGGAACCCTACACCCTTGTAGCCCTTGCTCGTGAGGTAGCGTGCCACCGCTCCTGCTGCCGCCTCCTTGCGAGAGAGAGACTGCCCGAATCCTGAGACCCAGAGATCTACCCCGCCACCATACGCCTTGTGAGCAGCAAAGATCCCGCCCCTAGCCCCTTCATAGTTCCTGAGGATCGCCTTGCCAAGAGCCGTATTGAGCGGCACATTGACCCACGCGAATCCACACGCTCCCCCTGAGACATCCCAGCGTTGCCCAGTCGCCGAATCTACGACAACCATAGGATCGGGATTGTCTCCCAGTCCTGCGGCACAACCCTGAGCGATCGCCTCAATGAGATCCTGCTCAATGATGAGCCGCTGAGCCTTCGCCTCTCTGATCTTATCCTTCACATAACCCATACCAGTACCTCCTACGCTATCGGGATCAGATTGTCTGACCCTCACCATATACCCTAAACCCTAACATACCTCTTTACCCTATAAATATTGTATAAATAATACCCTTATATACCCCTAAAAATCGCCCGAAATACCCTATTTATATCAACTCACAGGGGAGTAGCCTTAGCCCTACGCGCTTCCACTCCCTGCTGTTGTACCTTCTTAGCGTGAGCCTTCCATAGTAGTTCCTGATGGAGTCGGATCGTACCCTTCCCAGTCATCAGGTGCTGAAATGAGCGTGATTCTACCTTCTTGTCTCTGTTGCTCTTGCTGTATTCCATCATTACCTCCTACTCTATACCCTAGACCCTAACATAGCAGTCTAGGCTCAATAATCTAGGAGAGTCGCGCCGCGTGGTTATTTGTGCCACCTCGTGCCACTTCCCTCCACTATATACCCTAAACCCTAACATACCGCCTCGTGCCAGAACATCTGTTCTATTTGGTCTGACCCTAGAACCTAACACACCTGCGCGGATCGGGGTATTTGGATACTCCCCCCTTGTATCTGATGTGTGAGGATGTAGGGTCAGAGGAGAGAGGCACACGCTTTCCCACCCTGACCCTAGAACCTAACACATCCAATAGAACAGGTGTTCTACTCCTACTGACCCTAAACCCTAACACATCCCTACAAAGAAGGATAGGCAGAGCAGGGGTAGGAGACCCTCGCTCTGCCTAGTATCTAGTGTATCCCTAGTATCCTGCCTCTTTGAGGAAGTCTAGGAACCTTGTGGTTGCCGCCGATTTTGTGTAGAAGTAATAGACCTGCTTCACATAGTCTCCCTGATCGGAGATGTATGTTAGTACCCAAGAACCATTGAGATTCTTGTATACGCTGATGTCTCTCTTGTATGCCATCTTGTATCTCCTCTCTCTCCTACTCTATACCCTAGATCCTAACAGACCTAGAAAGCATCCCCGCAGCAGCAATCTGCCCAGTCTACGCTACCGACAGGGCAGGTTGCGAGGTGCTGCTCTTTGAGAGGGTATGAGGTGTCGTGCTCCTTATCAAAGCCCACCTTTGCCCCAAGCCAAGCGTAGTCCTCGTGCTCTTGTGCGAGTTTGGCAAACTTCTGCTGATCGTTAGCAGCAGCAGCCTTCTCTGCTTCCTCGCGGATCTGCTCCAACTTCTGCTCAATGGTCATCCTTGTGCCTCCTATCTTGTAGAGGGTATCTCCCTCAACATATACCCTAAACCCTAACATAGCCACTTGTACAGACTGACCCTAAAACCTAACACATCTAGCCCCAATAGTTAGGGGCGGGGTGTCTTGCCGACCTTCCCCGCCCCTTGTTGTTAGGCTCGCGCTACGCCTTGCCGTACCACGCTCTGATGGCGGCTGGTTGTGTGGCTGTACTTTTCCTCTGGCACTACCCACGCGCCGCGCTTTGTGTACCACGCGATCGGTGTGGCGTAAGAGTAGACAACATATGCCAACTCTCCCGCCGTTGCGTCTGCTAGGTACAACTCTGCTGCCCTGCCGTAGATTTGCCCTGTACCGCTTGGGCTGCGGGTTGCCCAGATGCTGTTGCCTCTAAACTCTGCCCGCTGTGCCACCTTACCGATGGCATCGTGCCGTGATGTGTATCCCATTTGTTGCCTCCTACTTTGTGGAGAGATTGTCTCTCCCTACCATATACCCTAGACCCTAACATACCCGCCAGCCCCGCTATTGTCTGGCTCGTGCCTCTTGTACTTAGTCCATAGATCCTCCTTCTCTTTCTTTCCTACCATATACCCTAAATCCTAACAGAGCAACCTGCCCCTAAACCCTAACACATCTAATAGATAAAAGCAAGAGGAGCCAACCCCGTCGGGCTGGCTCCTCTTGATCGGGCTGATTCTGGCTCCCCCCGTCGGGATAACCCTCCTCGCCGCCCTACCGCTCCCAGATTTACAGAGTCTGTCCTAGCGGTCATCGCTCCACCTGCATCTCTTTACCCGCATTTATGGCTGCGGCAACTGATCGCTCGTCTAACGCCTCACCATTGGTTGAGAGTTCCTAGGATCTCTCTCCCTACCATATACCCTAGATCCTAACAGACCTAGGCTCTATGATGGTTGAGAGGGATTTTATCCCCTCTCTTCCTACTATATACCCTAAACCCTAACATACCGAGATGACCCTAGACCCTAACACACCAAAAATAGGCAGAGACTGGCAGCCCCTGCCAGCCCCTGCCCATCTCTGCTAGATCGTGATCGTCTCGCTCTTGCGGAAATCGTAGATCGCAATCTGCCGATTTTCTGCCCCTAGATTGAGCGCGTCCCTCTTGTTGCGTACGATTGTCGTCGGATCTAGATGGATGGTATCCCCATCAACCCACGCCCCTAGATGCCTCGTGCCAAATCTGTGCCAGATCAGGAACATCGCCTGACGGATCGCCGTCTCTGTTGCTGTAATCGGGAGACGGATCGCCGTCTCTGCTGTTGAGCCTACGGCATAGCCCCGCTTTAGCGAGACCGCTACCATCGTGCGGCTCCTGATTGTGGCTCCCCCATCCTTGAGGATCGTCTCTCTGAGTCCCATATCTTGTGCCTCCTACTATTGGAGAGGATCTCTCTCCTACCATATACCCTAAACCCTAACAGACCAACCTGCCCCTAAACCCTAACACACCTAAAAAAATACAAAGAAATAGTATCGGCGTGTTAGGGTGTAGGGTCAGGGGGGAGACCCAGCCTCCCCCCGCCCCGCTAGAATACCTGCTCTGGCAGATCGTATTCTTTGTTTGCTGCGCGCATCTCGGCGTAGATCCGCTGCGCCTCGGCGTGATCCCCACGCGCTTCTGCTTCGCGCATCTTCTTGAGATACGGCGCTCGTGCCGCTGACCCCTCTTCCAGGAGTCTGATGTCGTCTCCTAGACTCATCTTCTACCTCCTACTTTACCAGGGCTGTTGCCCCTACCATATACCCTAAACCCTAACATACCGCCCTGACCCTAGACCCTAACACACCGCATATTCAGAAAAACGAAAAGAGGCTGACCCTAGACCCTAACACATCGCTTATTCAGAAAAACGGAAAGAGGGGAGCGACCCCCCTTCCCGTCTCTCTTTAGTACCAGCCCTTGATGGATTCTCCTCGTGCGATCTTTGCCTTTGCCACCCCTAGTTTGAGTGCCGCCAGAGTCTGCTCTGGATTTGCGAGGATTGCGATTGCGATCTGCTTTGCGATCTTTTCGTTGCTTTGTGCGAGTTCTACGACTGCGAGGATTGCTTGCTTCTCCTCGGTGCTGAATACTCCGTTCATTTGACCCTCCTACTTTTTGCCTTCTTGTGAGGGAGCGACCCTCTACCTTATTCCCTCAACCCTAACATACCGATAGAACAGATGTTCTATAGACTCTGCCCCTAAACCCTAACACACCGAAAGAAAAGAGCCGCCAGAACCCTGACCCTAGACCCTAACACATCGCATAAATAAAAAGAAAAGGGAGCAGCAGGGGGGGGTGATCCCCTGCCGCTCCCTTGTTGTTAGGCTGCGATTTTCTTGAGAATCAGCCTCTTGGCTCCGAAATCGTACCAGCCGTCGCCTCGTGCTTGATCATTTACCAAGAGCCGCCCTGCGATAATCAGAGCCTTGCTCTTGTACTCACCCGCTGCCGCTGCTGCTGCCACTCTGAGCACCTGCTCTGATGGAGCCGCATTTGTGAGAGCCCTGCCGTGTCGGGCACTCTTGCCAAACCCAGCCCATCGCTTCATCCCCCAGACTTTCATCCTGTACCTCCTACCTTGTGGAGTCTCTTGTTGAGCCTCCTACCATATACCCTAAATCCTAACAGAGCAACCCGACCCTAAACCCTAACACACCTGACCTGACCCTAGAACCTAACACACCGCCCAAATAAAAAAGGGGAGAGAGTCCCTTGACCCTCTCCCCTGATTCTTATAGTGCGCGGTTGTCGGTGCTCCAAGCGAGCCGTGCGATCTCTTGAGAGATTGCCGAGAGTTCAGCCTCTAGAGCCTCTCGCTCGTTTCGCTCTTTTGTCTCTGCTGCGATCCTTCGCTTTGTCTGCTCTAGCGTGTTTCTTGACGATGCTAGCCGATTCTTGAGATCCTGAATCGTCTCAAAGTGCTTCATCTCTTGATCCTCCTACTATCTGGAGAGCGTCTGCTCTCCTACCTTATACCCTAAACCCTAACAGAGCGACCTGACCCTAAACCCTAACACACCGAATAAGAGCAAAAAAAAAGAGAGACCAGAGCAGCCTCGCCGCTCTGGTCTCTCTCTGCCGTAGCAGCCTCGCTGCTAGTCTCGGCTGCTGTGTGGATCGCGTCCCTCCGTGCGGCGCATCGCACGGCTGACTGCCATATGGATCGCCTCTACGCTGAAGGTCTCTCCCTGCTCAGCGAGTAGAGCCTGAATCTTTTTGGCGTAGCCGTAATGCTTGCCGCCTACCTGCTGAAGCAGCACGAGCACGCGCTGATCGTTCAGCGAGCCTCGCTCAGCGTTAGCCGCGCCTTGCGCTGCTTTCTCTGAGCCGTGAGCACGGGCCGCCGAAGCGATCCGCGCCGCTGCTACCTGCTCGCCAAGCGTACCCTCAGCGATCCAGATCTCAGCCTGAGCACGCTGCTCAGCCGTGAGGCTATTGAGATAGGCTCGCTCATCCTTGACGATGACCTCGCCAATCGTGAGCCCATCCTCGCTGCCGATCTTGGCGGAGAGATACGCGAACCCGATCTCTCGCTGCTTGCCGCCATCGGTGATGCGCTCAGCCCTAAGAGCAGCCCGCGCCGCTCTAATCGCTGAAGCAGGATCTAGAGCAGGATTCTCAAGAGCCAAGAGCGCAGCCTCTTGGATCAGATCCTCCTGAGAGGCTCCGCCGTTGAGCCCTCCGAAATATTTCGCAGCCTCTACCTTGAGGCTCTTGAGCAAATCCTGAGCGTCTCTCATGATTTCTCTCCTTCTCCCCTAATAGAGCGGCGGGGAGCCGCGCCGAATCGCTTCCGCTTTTCGGTAAGTAGATCATATAACAGCCACAAAAAAATCACACGGGGGGGAGTATCCGCCAAATAGAACAGAAAATGAGCACGAAATAGAACAGATTCAGCCTATACCCCCCCCCAGTATGCCCCTTCGCACCGCTCCACAGCAGAAGCGTGGGCACCCATTTAGTACCTAGAGGAAATATACACAGAATCTCAAATATTATATAAGTACAAACTTATACTGTCACACACCATCTGCCTCGTATGCCGAGGCTCTGTCTTTGCAAGACCGTGCACAAAGACGCAAAAATAAAAAAACGCCAGAACCTAATCTAACCCAGGCTAACCCATGGGTGCTACTCTCTCGAACGCTCTCTGGAACCCTGTGACCTCCCTCCTCCTCAAAAGAAAATAGAGAGGGCTTGTGATTAATATATAAGTTTAACTATTATATGAGACCAAAATACCCATAAAAAGCGCGTATAGAGTGAAGGGTTAAAGTCACTACAGTTGACTAATCTAACCCAGTAAATCCAGCCAGTAGTCTAGTGGGAGTAGAGTTATGAGGCATCCAGATTGGTTTTCGACCTTACCATTCAGTGTGGTATGTGAGAAAGGCATGACAAAGGATTACCTCAAGCGATACAAGGCGGCTCTGCTTATATTAGCGAGGGCGGTCACAAACGAAAAAATTTTGCTTCGCAAAGTCAGGCTGCATTACCACGAAGACCAGTACTGCGCGGACGCGGGGTTCGCCGAGGACTGGGACCACAAGATCACGCTATGCTCTGCCGACATTGATACGGCACTCCACGAGCTAGCCCACGTCGCCACGCACTCCGAGCATTCGAAGCGTTGGGCAAAGTTGCTATTCCGACTGCACAAGAAGTACATGTCACCAATCCAGTGCCAACGCTGGGACTTGCGGGTTGCCCGCGACTACCCCACCGCAGCACGGTACTATAAGCGGCGCTACAAGCGGGAACCAAGCCCGTTTACCAAGCGCCAGAAACAAGAGACACCAGATGTCTGATGAGACGATCGTTTCAAAAACCCAGGGTCAGCTCCGTCGTGGGCGACCATCTGGGGCACGAAATAAGCCAAAGCTTGATACCCACCAGCTCAACGAGCTGAAGGACAAGATTGGCAGGTTCCTCCCGCAGGCAGACTGGAACTACCTCGCAGGCGTGCTCGAGGGTACGGATAAGCCAATTCTTGAAAAAGATTTGGACATCTTCCTAACCCTCCAGCTTAAAGCCCTCTTGCCACAACTGGCGCAAGAGATTGAGGGTGGACAGCTGACAAAGGAGGCGACACAGCGCTCGAGCACCATCAAAGAACTTCTCGCGTTGCGATTCCAAATGGAAAAGCATGAGAAGGGCGAAGATACGCCGAATGCCGTGACGTTTATACAAAATGTCTTTGAATCCCGTGGAATTGATCAAGCCCGTCTCGCAACTCTCGCAGGAGGATTTGGCGGGTCTATTGAAGGTATCTCCCGCCCTGTACCTAGAACTGCTGACGCAGACGAAGGGACAGCCGACGATACTGGAACCCTACCAAGTGAACTTCCTGAACGATAGGAGTAAATTCCGACTCGTTGCTAAGTCACGACAGATTGGCTTCTCCTACATCATTTCTGGAGAAGGACTTCATAACATCTCTACCTCTGCTGGCAAGAAGGTCAACTACGTTTCCATCAATCAGAAGGAAGCGTCGGACAAGATCAGCTACGCCAAGCAGTTCTACTACTCTATCCCAGAGCAGTCTGGATTCAGGGCTCCCGTCTACACGTCGGCAGAGTTTGAGTTCAGCCTGCACAACCACCCTAATACTTCATACATGATTAGCCAGCCCGCATCTGCTGCGGTCCGTGGTGGCGAGAAAGATGTCTACTTCGATGAGTTCGCGTTTATTCGTGATGCTCGCAAGTTGTACGACGCTGCCATCCCTGCGACCACACGAGGCAATGGGCGACTGACCGTTGTATCTACACCTCTCGGACAAAGCGGTCTCTTCTTTGAGATGGCGAACGATCGGTCTCGCTACCCAGAATACTCAGTGCACATTGTGCCCTGGTGGGAATGCTCTATCATGTCCATCGATCCGTCCGAGAGTACGGCGCTTGCGCCAGACTTCGATACCGACCAGCGCGTTAAGCGTTGGGGCACGGAATCGATTAAGTCAATTTACAATAACATGGGTCTCGACGCGTTCCAGCAGGAGTACGAGTGCTCCTTCGCGGATGAGTCGGTCAACTTTTACCCATGGGGTTTGATTGTTAACTGTGTAGACGACGAACTAAATCAGAAGGATTACGATCCTGCCCTCAACTACGTCATAGGCATTGACATTGCTAAGAAGATTGACAAGACCGTAGTAACGGTTGCAACTGTCGATGAAGATACTGGCAACATTACAATCCACAAGACATTTGAGACACAGGATGATTATAGCAAACAAGTTGAATTCTTTAACAAGCTTATTGCAGACATTAAGCCTAACCGAGTTACCGTTGATGCTACTGGCGTTGGCGGTGTTATTGCGGAACAGCTAGTCCAAAAGCATGGTGGGATCATTGAGGCTGTGACCTTTACGAACTCCAACAAAGAACGCTGGGCAACCACGTTCAAAGGTGACATGCAGATGGGCAAGATCCGTTTTCCACGGAAGCGAGAACTTCTTGCAGAGATCCACGCGATTGAGCGCAAGAAGACTGAGGCTGGGAACTACCAGTTTAAGGCACGCTCTGATGCGCACGACGACTATTTCTGGTCGGCGATGCTCGCAATCTACGGCATGGGTCGCAAGGCTCCTGCTATCAACTTCGCATGGTAATTAGTCATAGGAATAACATCCCATGACGGGCTGCTACTAAGCATTGCAAAGATGCAGGGTAACGGTCGAGCGCGTGGCTCCCCCCGTCCTCATCCCTAATAGAACAGAAGGTGCAAGATGCCGAATTCGGTGAAGTGCGCGCACTGCGGCTCACTCTTCGGTATCGAAGGTGAGGACGGAGTACTGCGGATTAAGTTTAAGGATCTCTATCGAGAGATTGAAGGTCGAGTCAGCGGTCCATGTCGCAAGTGTGCAATGACTGTTGTATGGCCCAATGAAGATGTAATCCTCATTGCAAAGAAGACGAAGGAGGAAAGCCGTGGCTAACATCGAGCGAATCCCCGTAACTCGTTCAACAACTCCACCTCGCATTGAGGGGAGCCAAAGCCGTGAGACACCATTTAAGTCTCACTCAACGTACACGCGAATGTACAAGCAGCACCCAATTGTCCGTGCTGTTATTGACAAGATTTCGCGTACTGCAGTAGCAACTGGCTATCAACTTGTTTCAGTTGATTCAGCTGAAGATCTTAATGATGCTAATGCAAAGAAAATTGATCTGACTTTCCGTCGGTCAAAAATCATTTCTCTGCTTCGCCAGACCTACCAAGATCTTTTGATCTATGGTGATGCGTTCTGGTATATCCTCCCAGCGCGTGATGGCGTTCCTTTTCGATTCTATCGAATTGCGCCACAGCAAGTTAACTTGGTTATTGATACTGAAACTCGTGAAGTAACAAGCTACATTACTCGTGATCCAAAGAATGGACGCGAAGTTCAGTACAATCCAGACGAGTTCTTGCACTTTAAGATCGCCGACCCTGACAACGACTTTTATGGGCTAAGCCCACTTGAGTCTCTTGGTTCAACGGTTGCGCAGGATCTATTTGCGCAAACCTACAACGAAGCGTTCTTTGCCAACTCAGCCCAGACAGGCATTGTCTTCAATATGAAGAATGCCTCGAAGGAAGAAGTTGAGCGCAACCGAGAGTTCCTTAAGAAGGAATACACGTCTGCTGCAAATGCACATAAACCGCTCTTGCTTGAAGGCGACGTAGAAGTCAGCAAGTCCGTTTCTTCTCCTGCAGAGATGCAGTTTATTGAAGGACGACGACAGTTGACTATGGAGATCCTTGCGGTCTTTGATCTGCCGTACACCAAGCTCGGCGGAAGCTCTGAAAGCGCTAACCGATCCCAGAGCTCTGAAAACGATAAGACGTATCGTACTGAGACAATTCAACCGTTGCAATCAATTGTTGAAGAGATCATTAACGAGAACCTGCTACTCACAACCTTTGGTATTGACGACGTGCTTTTTGAGCACAAGGAAGTTGATACTCGAGACGAAGAGACGCAGATGAAGTTGTATATTGATGGAATGACACACGGGATCTACGATCTCAACTACATCCGAAACCTTATTGGCGTTGCGCCAACTGAGGGCGGAGACGTTGCATTCTTCCAGACTTCGACTGGCTTGGTTCCAGTTTCTGAGGCGCTTGCTCCACGAGCAACCACACCTCAGGTAACAGAACAGCCTGGAGAAATATCAGCTCCACTTGATACAAACAATCCGACCCCTGCAATTGGAGGCACAGATGGAGAACCAGCCTGACCTCCAGCGAGCAGATTCCTACAGTCCTCCAGAGGGCGTTCGTGCAGCTGCAAGGCGTGCATTGAAGTGGATCGAAGAGGGTAAGGCTGGAGACGGCTTTACTGACGTAGGTCGAAAGCGCGCAGCTGATCTTGCTCGAGGGGCTTCAATGTCACTTGAGACGATCAACCGAATGAAATCGTTCTTTGCTCGTCATGAAGTTGACAAGAAGGCTACTGGTTTCAGCTCAGGTGAAGAGGGTTATCCCTCACCAGGTCGAGTGGCTTGGGATGCTTGGGGTGGAGATCCTGGAAAGTCTTGGGCAAATAGTATTGCTACAGAGAAATCTGAAGGCAATGAAGAGCGCGCAATTCTTGGTGAGGTAACAGAGGGCAGTTTTGTCAGCTGGAACTCACCTACTGGTGTTGCAAACGGTCGCGTAGAGCACGTAATGCCTAACGGCGTTTACGGTTTGCCAGATTCTAACTTTGCACTTCAGGCTACGCCAGAAGATCCAGCATTGGGCATAAGAATTTATGTACCAGCTGGTGGAGGCTGGGTTGAGACTGAAGCAATGATCGGAAAGAAACTTTCCGAAGTCACAAAGATCTCGCCGCTCTACACACCTAGGCAACGATCTGAGGAGCAAATAATGACAACTAACAGCTGGAAGATCACTATCCCAGTCGATCGTGCCGAAGAGCAGGATGGCGGGCTGTTCCTCTATGGACAGGCATCAGGTCCCGAGCGAGATTCTCATGGGACTGAGATGGACCCCACTGCGATTCAGGACTTCGCGGATCAGATTGTATCTCGCGTATCTGATAGTGATCCACTACCTTACTTAGACCATCACATGAAAGATGGTGTCCTCCGCGAACTTGGAGAAGTTGTGGATGGATCTGTTTCTAGCGACTATAGGTTGAACATCAAAGTTCGCCTACACCCAGATAACCCTGCAGCGGCGTATCTACATAGCCGAATTAAGCAAGGTAAAAAGTATGGGATGTCGATCGCTGGAGATGGTGTCCAGTACCGCATGATTGATGACCCCTCCTCTGGAGAAAAGGTTATCCGATTCCTCAAGATTAAGTTGAAGGAAATTAGTAACACGACGCGCCCCTCGTGGGTACCGTCGTTCGGCACTGTACTCGCTCGCTCTATTGAGGGCGAGGAGATTGGAGAAAATATGGCAGAAGAGCTCGTTAAGAGCGACGCAACCGAAGTGGTTGATAACGTCGTAGCAAATGAGTCTGCGGAACCCGTTGCCGCTCAGGTGACCGAGCAGACCGAAACCCCCGTCGTTGACGTACCTGTTGCTGACGCTGCACCTGCAGCTGAAGTGGCTCCCGCTGTGGAGGCTGCGCCTGTTGAGGCTGCTGCTCCCGATGAGGAGAACGGTGAAGTCGAGCGTGCACGTATCGCCAAGCGCGATGCGCAAAAGCTCGTCGATGCGTTCAATGCGCTAAAGGGGCATCTCGAGACGCTCGGGGTATTTGAGCCCGACGCACCGCAGACTGCAGAAGAGGCACCAGTCGCTAAGACTGAAGATGCTACTGCAGATGAGAATGTGGACTTTAATGGAGTTTCGGTTCGCCGCGACCTCGTTGAGGCTATTACCGCCTTTGTCACCTCTAAGGTTGACGAGAGCACGGCAGTCCTCCGCGAGACAGTCGAGAAGCAGGCTGAATACATCAAGAAGCTCGAAGAGCTTCCTGCTGGCAAGTTGCCTGCTGCCGTTGTCCGCGAAAAGTTTGAGACTGGACTTCCAGACCTCGGCTCAATGAGCAATGAGGATAAGTTGAAGTACGCTCTCGGTAATATCTACAAGTAATAATAATTAAGGAGACTTTCAATGGCTGACATTGAGCGAGCTCTTAGCACGTCCGTCGCATCTACTGGTGCATACCTCCTCCCAGAGGTAGTCGATCCAGTAATCCGCGATTACGTTGCCAAGGCTACACCTGTTCTTAGCGTTGTAACGCGTGTAAACTGGCCTACACAGACCTATTACATCCGCAAGCGAAGCGGGCTTCCTACGGCTGCATTCAGCACCGATGGTGGTTCACTTCCAAGCGCTTCAAGCTCGACCTACGCTAAGGTCGCAAAGACCGTCAAGTACCTGTACACCCGTGGAGAAGTCACTGGTCCGCTTATTGCGGCTGCTGGTGGTGTTGTCAACGCGTTGCAGGAAGAGATTCGCGTCCACTCGGGCGTGATTGCTGAGCGACTCGCTACGGCGATTTGCACAGGCGACGGAACCGAAGATACCAACTCTGGTATCATCGGCATCAAGCATCAGATCAATACTTCGACCCCTGGCGATGAGGGTGGTACGACGGACGCTTCGGCTGCCGCTCTCACCCTTGCCATGTTGGACAAGGCTCTTGACGACACGAAGGGCGAGGCTGACGTTATCATGACGAGCCGCGCAGTTCGACGCAAGATCAGTGCCCTTCTTCAGGGTCAGCAGCGCTTCCTCGACCGAGTTGAGGTTGGCGCTGGCTTCCGCGTTCTTTCGTACGACGGCGTGCCGATCGTTACGGATGACCACTACGAGGAGAACGAGATTCTCGTCTTCCGACGTGCTGACGCGAAGCTTATCGTGAACCAGGACTTCACGATGGAAATGCTTGCTAAGACCAAGGACGCTGAAGACTTCTACATCAAGGGGTACTTCGGTTTCGCTCTTGAGGGTCGCCCTGTGCGCCTCAAGAACTTCACGATCTAATTTTTTAGCGTGAACTAGGTGATGCTAGGGGGGTGGAGAAATCCATCCCCCTACCACACCACACAGAAGGAGGCACATGATGCCAAAGGCTAAGAAAGCTAGTATTGAGTTTATTACAGAAGATCTCGACAAGAGTCCAGCACAGGACCGAGAAGGTTTCATCAAGATGCTTTCACCAGAAAACTGGGAAAAAGTAAATTGCCTTGAAACGTTCTATGACGGAGAGGTCGAAGTAGTAGATGGGGTCGCCTACATTCCAGCTGAAAATACCCATTGGGTTAATCGGATGCGAATGAATGGGTATGAAGTAGCATGAAGATCCTCATGATCGGTGATTCACCGTTTGTTAAAACTGGTTTTGGAATCGTCAACTCAGTCGCTGTAGAGCACTTGAAGTCTGTCGGTCATCAGCTGGTGGTCATTGGAGGTCAAGATACGCAGAAGCGTGATCTTGGAAAAGGACATCACTACTATCCAATTGAGTCAATTCAAAAAGACGCAATCGGATGGAAGAACGTTTCAATCACGCTGAAGAAGCACAAGATTGATGCGGTACATATCATCGCAGATCCAGCAACAGTAGTTATGTGGCTACTCCGCAGGGATCTAATCAAGCTCCCGATTACGGTATACATGCCGATTGAAGGTGCTCCGATGAACTACAACTGGGTTCAGGTGCTTCAACAGACACCGAACTTGAAGATTATTACTTGCTCTCAATATGGCGTGGATGAACTCAAGCGAAATGGACTTGATTCAACAATGGCATATCATGGAGTATCAGATGACTTCTATCAGTATGAGCCAGAACACCGACGCTTCCTTCGGGAGTCCGTTGGTTGGGACGACAAGTTTGTCGTTATGAATGTTGCTCAAAATGTTGAGCGTAAGCAGTGGCCTCGGCTATTCGAGGCGATTAAGATTGTAGCTTATAAGCACCCGCAAGTGGTGCTCTACGCGCACACCGTGCCGTTTGATAACTACCATCTTGGTGGACACGATCTCCCTCAGCTTGCTCACCAACTCGAAATTGTGGATAACGTGCTCTTCTCTGGAAAGCACGCAAAGCACAATGACGCAGTTGCACTTACTTCCCATAACTATCCTGGTCTTGTTGATCTCTACAACATGGCTGACTGCTTTGTCCTGCCTTCGCAGGTGGAGGGATTTGGTCTCCCACTTGTTGAGGCAATGGCATGTGGTCTCCCTGTTGCACACACAAACTACGGCGCTGGAGCTGAAGTTGTTGGTGAAGCTGGAGTACTGATCGAGCCGCACGACTGGGTAGTCAATAAGAGTCACAGCCGATACGCGAATCTCAGCCCAGAGTCAATTGCGGCAGAGATTGAAAAAATGTTCGTAAGCCCTTCGTTGCGAGAGCAGCTTCGAGCCAAAGGAACACAGCGTGCAAAGCAGTTCTCATGGGAAGGCTACCGAACAGCGTTGTGGAGGGCATTTAATGGCGAAGTTAAGACCCTTTCTAAAAACAACTAATAGGCGAAGACTTACTCGTAAGTTTGCCATTAACAAAAAGTTCTCTATCTCACCAAGGCGAAGGATTGCCTTCAAGCGACGAAGACTGCGTTTGATTACTATAGCGCGACTTGCCGCTGCAAAGATGATTCCTGCTTCGTTTCGTAACAAGAAAAAGAGAAAAGTAAACTAAGGAGGCACAATGGCGAGGAAGTACATTACCGCTACAGAGTTCAAAGATAAGCCTCTAGGTATTGCTCTTCGCCAGTACTCCAGTGATCAGCTAGACTCTTTGATTGAAATTGCAACCGAACAGGTTGAAACATTCTGCGAACGAGTATTTGAACAGGCAACGTACACAGAGACGTTCGTTGGCGATGGGTCTTCGACCTACTTGACGCTTCAGTACCCGTTGAGCTCAGTGACTTCAATCTCTGAAACAACGATTGCAACTACCCCAGTTACAACGACAATTACCCCTAGCACACTAGTTCGGACAACAGAGTCAGATAAGTTTGGTAAAGTTCTTCTTGGACCTGCCAGTGAAACAACCTTGTTCTCTCCAACGTCCAAGTACACTATTGTGTATACGGCTGGGTATGCCACACTTCCGCCCGCTATTAAGCATGCCACTGCGCTCTTTATGAGCGAGTTGGTAAAGCCTGACTATGGTGGAGCTCAAGATACCACGCCAGAGATCATCCCTCTCAGCAGCCAACAGATTGCCGACTTGCTCAGCATCTACCGCCGCCGAAGGATTGGTGTTTAATGGCTTATACTCGTGGTCAAAACGTACCAGCATTTGGAATTCAACTAAAGCCTACTGTTGTAAGTGATAGGATGCGCAGATTTTTTGGCGTATCCATAGAACGAGAAGTTATCAAGTATAACAAGGGTAAACACCTTAACGACTTTAAAGAAAATTTAAAGCTTTGGTCGTATGGTTCTTTTGAAGATCTTTCAAGGTACGTTGGTTTAAAAGTTCAAGATTCTATTATAAATAGTAAAGATGCTACAACTGGTGCAAAGTTTAAACCACTTGCAAGAAAAACGATTGCAGCCCGTGCAATGATGAAAGGTAAACACGCAAAAAACAATGTTCCATTGGCACTCACTGGGAAACTTTATGAGGTAGCTACTGGTCGTAGGATCAGGAATGCTGGTGGAAATGCTTCTAGCGGGAACGTCCAGAAAGACGGAATTCGCTTGCAGCAAAGGGTTAATTACCAGCCTGGAGAAGCTCAGGCTGTTGGTTCATTCTACTGGCAGCTTAGTGGTCCTAAGGTTCGGCACTTGTATGGGTATTCACAAGTCTTTAACAACGTCCGTAAAGGCGGTAAAAATAAAGGCAAGTCAATGCCATTTGAAGCTAAGGTACCAGCTAGACCATTTATTCCTAAGTTTACAAACAGTTTCTTTAAGATCTGGAAAGCTCAAATAGACAAAGAGTTTAGGAAAGTTATTAACGCTTCTGTTCAAGGCTCTAAGCCAATCGTAAAGAGCTACGGGTACGTTGACAAATTCAAATAGGAGACACCCGTGGAAGAAATTATTGACCGTCTTATTGAAGAGATCAGAACATTGACGAGCTTGACTCGCGCCGACGGTGGTCTCGCAGATGTCCTAGAAGTAAAGTCAGTCTATTTTGGAGATCCTGGCATCATCCCACAAAGCCTTATGCCTTGTGTGATGGTTGAGCCAATTGCTGAGTCTCCAAATGGAGAGACAACCTCTTATGACAAGAGGTTTATGGAGATCAACATCCTTTTGATGCTTGATGCTCGAGAGTACTTTGAAGTGGACGCTGAAGAGGCAATGGGAGATCGTAAACTCGTCCAGTCTGCCGCGCTGGTCTCCCGATATTTTAGGTCTCAGGACAAGCGACAGCTTGGCGGACTAGTCAATGACATCATGGTGAATGATACCACCTATGATATTCAAGATCGTGGTAACGCGATCGTCAAAACAGCAAGGGTCAACCTTCAAATCATGAAGGCGTTTACCCGCTAAGGAGAAAATACATGGCTAACAACATTGGCGTTGGCGCTCTAGGGTATATCGCCTACGGCAAGGAAACAACCGAGGGTACATTCGTTACCGCAGGTAAGTTCCTCGCTGCCAACAACTTTAACTTCGACGACACAAACGAATACCTCAGCCCGATGACAATTCGCGGTACTAAGGATATGACTCTTGCCATGCCTGCTCCGTTCAACGTGACGGGTACGCTTGAGATGCCTCTTGTTCCAGACGACATCGAACTGCTTCTTAAGTCTGCGTTCTCGGCTTCTACGGTTACGACCGCTGGCGCATCGAGCAGCTATTCACACGTCTTCACTCCTGGTGCTATCTCTCCAACGTTTACGTTTGAGGGTTACACGGGTGGTAGCGACGGTCTTACTACCGACGGCTTGATTCGCCAGTACGGTGGTGTTCGCGTGAACACGCTTGAGCTCCGCGCATCCTTCGGTGAAATCGTAACTGCTTCATTCGGTCTTGACGGTTCAACCCGCCAGACGAAGCCGCTTTCTGGTGGAAACCTTGATCCGCTCAGCCCAGTCTACGCAAGCACGTCACTGCAGCCATTCCACTTTAATGGTGCGAAGGTTCAGTTCGACGGTACTGATAAGGCAACCGTGAAGGATCTTACCTTCTCGATTAATAACAATGTGGAGCACATCGGTACCCTCCGCCAGACTCGTAACTTCAGCCGTGTTGCCTCTGGTGCACGAGAAATTACGATGTCGATGTCCATGGACTTCCAGGACACAAGCGACTACCAGGCTCTCCTCGACGAGGACGAGTTTGGCGTAACGCTGGTATTCCGTGGCTCGCTGGTTGGCGGCTCGGTATACAACCAGCTTACTGTTGACCTTCCACGCGTGAAGTTCCGACGAGTCGGTGTGCCGATCTCTGCTGGCGACTTCATTACGCAGGATGTTGAGTGCACGGTCCTTAAGCCGAACGCATCAGACATTGCTACGGTAACGCTGGTCAACGGCAAGAGCGCTGCTCTCGCTGGTCTTTGATCTGATATAGTATAAGAAAGAGGAGTTAAGACTTCCATGACTGAAAATACTTCAAAGTTCCTTCGTCCTGTTGATAAGACGTTGACGAAGCGATACGAACACGACTCTGGCGACTGGATTGAACTTCGTCAGAATCTTTCAAAGCGTGAGGTTAATGCGATCCTTCGGGTCATGCCAACTGATGTTGCTGACAGTACGAAGGAAAAGAGCGGGGCTGAAATGGTAGACGTTCTTACGTCTGTCGCAGAGACCCTGTTCACAAACCTGGTTGTCGGCTGGTCAGTCGATGACTCCCCGAAGGTAGAGACCTACCTTTCCCTTCCAAGTGATGCTGCTAACTGGGTTGATAAGATCCTGTTTGAGCACTTCAACGGTCAGTCACTAAGTGGTGACGAAGCGGGAAAGCAGTAGACCTCGCTAAGGCGGCGGCGGAAGGATACACAAGAGGAAACATTTTCCAAAAGTATCCACGTTTAGCTGAGGCGTACGCCCTATTTGATCAATGCCGAGTACGGCAACTAGTAGTTCATGAAGTACCGAAGCCTGGAGGCAAACAAACGGAGATCCGAATGGTCTATGTACCAGTCGGATACTCCTTCTTGCCATACCAGGGAGGACTGCTCGATCAGCCTGCTTATATTGTTGATGCCTTTTCCCAGTTTATGCATGGGGAACGTATAGCATCCAATAAATCGCTGACGAAGTAGCCACTAGATGCCCACACAGGCTCCCCCTGTGTGGGCATCTTTTTATTTCTCTGGAGGTGAAATGGCAGACGTAAAATTTAATGCGCGAGTAGAAGCGGATCTAAGTCCTCTTTCCCAGGCAGCATCTAATATGGCTGGGATCTTTGCAAAATTCGCCCCAAAGGATCTGAAGAAGCAGTATGAAGAACTTGGTCGATTTATTGGTAAAGCTCTTGATCCACAACAGGGTCTAAAGAACGTACCAATTTCTGGTCGAGTAAAGATTGGATCCGAAATTGCCAAGGGTATGGGTGAGGCGGAAAAAACCGTCAACAGTCTCGCAAGAAGCCTTGGTGGTAAACTCGGCAAAGAGTTCGAGTCTGTTAATACTACTGTAAACAAGGTCAAGAGAACTACAAAAGACCTTGAGGCTAAAGCCCTTGAAAGAACGCTGCGGAATTCTGCTAATGAAGTTCCAAAGATTAGCACCGCGCTCTTCAAGGTTAACGGAGCATGGCGACAGATTTCTGCAGATGCAGAAGGATATCGAAAGAAGCTTAAAGATCAGGCTGTTCAGGTAGGAGAAATCCGCCAAAGAGTGTCAGATCTTCGCAAGGAATACGATCTTCGTGTTCCTCTTGCGACTAATGCAGCTGGCGTTAAAAAGCTTGGTGAAACCCAGGCACGTCTTAAGCGAGCAGAAGCCGAGCTCACTAAAGTTGTTACCAAGTATGGTGCTGAACAGAAAGCTCAAGAGAGCGAACGGAACCGCATCCTTGGAACAATTAATAATACACTTAGTACTGGTCTTTCTACCCTTAAACTAACAAAGGCAGAAGAGGCTAAGCTAACAACAAGCGAGAAACTTCGTCTTGTTACGCAGAAACAAATTACTGAAGAGCAGAAGCGTCAGACGCAAATTGCAACTGAACAAGCTCGAATTGACCAAGCTCGTAGGCAAGCATATGCCTTAACGATCGCTGGCGGTCAGCTCAAGAACTACGGCGATCAGCTACAAGTTCTTGGTAGAGAGTCATCTCAGGCATTTGGAGACGTTGAGTTCCAGGTCCTTCGCGCCGCAGCTGCAACAAGCGGTTCTAGGGACATGGTTGTTGAAATGACCGAAGAGTCGAAGCGACTCTCTGAGCAAATGGGTTATTTCAAGTCCGAAGAAATTGCCAGGGGCATGTACTTCTTTGCATCAACAACTGGTTCTGCGGTCAATAGCGTTGAAGAGCTGAGCATAATGATGGGCCAACTTACGCCTATTATGCAAGCTGCAGCTATTACGCAAAGCGACATGGAAACAACGATTAAGGGTGTCTACGGAATCCTTAACCAGTTCAGTCGACCTATGGAAGATGCAGCATCAGTAACTGAGATGCTGTACTACGCAGCCCAAAAGACTGCAGCAGAGCTTCCAGACTTCGTTGAATCTTTGAAGATGCTTGGTCCTGTGGCAGCACAGGCTGGGGTAAGCTTTGAAGATACGCTGAAAGCGCTTGCAATCCTTGCAGACAACGGAATTCGTGGAACGATGGCTGGACGCGCTGTTCGCCAAATGTTCCTTCAATTAAACGACCCAGCAGCAAGAGCAACCAAGGCACTGGATGGTGCAGTAAAATCGCAACTTGGATTGAACAAGAGCTTTAAGCAGCTTGTGTTCCCTAAGGGCGAATTTATCGGTATGGCTGGTTACATTCGCACGCTTGCGAAAGTAACTGCAAACATGAACGATGAGCAAAAAGGTAACATCATTGGTGTTATCGCAACTGCTGCAGAGGTTCCAGCACTTACAAAACTTATTGAAGCTGAAACCGAAGCAATGAAGCGTGGTACCAGTGCCATTAGTGATAACACTAAGGGTGTTGGAGACGCAACAAGAGCTCGTGAACTATTCGCACAATCAGTAGATCTTGTTGGGCAGTCAACAAAGGCTTCCCTCGGCAGGATCGATAACGCAATTCAAAATATTAAAGCAACGCTTGGTGCCGCACTAGCGCCAGCAATTGAAGAACTATCATTCCGAATAGCAGATATTGCTAAAAGGTTTGACGATTTTGCAAAAGCAAACCCAGAGTTGCTAAAGACTTTAGCAACACTTACTGTACTTTCAGGAGTTGTGATGACAGCTGGAGGAGCAATCCTCGGTCTTGTCGGAGCTATCTTGCTTGTTGTACGAGTAGCATTTTCAGAGATTAGGCTGCTTGTTGGTGGACTTTCTAAGATTGGTCCAGCAGCAGCTGGTGCAGCCACAGCAGCAGAGGGAATGACAGCTGTTGCAGGTGGTGCAGTCAACGCACTTCGCGCAATTAATCCTTTTACTGCTACGTTTAAGTTCCTTAGTAAGCTTGTTACAGGACTAGGTAATAAGATTAAAGCTCCGTTTGTTGCACTAAGCGGAGGAGCAAAAGCTTCTACTGGCATTATGGCTGGTTTGGGCAAGACGTTAAGTGGTTTCCTTGGTGGAATTACCAAGTTCGCACGGTTTATTTCTATTACATGGCAAGCATTCCTAACGATTGCTGCTGGTATTTTTGTCGGGTTCTTCCAGGCAATTAGTGGTGGTAAGAAAGAGACTGACGCACTTTCAGGCGCGGTGAGTGTCCTTGGAGAAGTGTTCAAGTTTGTTAGCGGTGTCCTTGATGTCCTTACAGCTGGCTTTGGCTTGCTGTTTGAGGCTGCGAGATTTGTAGGAATTCAGCTGGGAAAGATCTTTGGACCAGATGGTCCTCTTGGATTCCTTCCAGGTCTTATCGGAACAGTGTTTGGTGGAATTGGCGATCTCCTTGGTGGAATCGGTAATGCAATCAATACTGTTACAGCTGAGTTTAAGAAACTAAACGACGACTCTCTTGATCCTAATAAGGAAAAACTTAAAGAAATTGAACTACAGATTGCTTCTTTAACGGAGCAGTCTTCCAGGTTCTACGGATCTGCAGCAGAAGATAATGCTGCCAGGATTAAGCAGCTACAAAATGAAAAGAAGTATCTTGAAGATCTAATCAGCTCTACGTCTAGAACTGCTTTGGAGCAAGAGAAGAGAATCTCTCAAGCTAAAGAGATTCAGACACAGATTGATGTCCTTACTGCGTCGATTAAGAGTCTTCGTGGTGAAGAAAAGAAAGCCGCAGAAGCTAGGATTAGCGCTCTTAACCTTGAGCGCGGTAAGTTGCTTGCAATCGTTGAAGCAACTCGCTTGGCAAACGCAGAGCGAACGTATTTCCTGGGAGGAAACCAGGACATCGTTGCAGCCAGAGAACGAGCAAATCAAAATCTGCTCGGTGGTGGTGGTGGCGGTGGAGGTGCTGGCGGAGGCGGAGGCAGTGGCGAGCAAAAGACAGCACGAGAGAAGGCTCTCGAGCTGGCTCAGCAAGCTGCAAGTCTTGCCGAAGCACTCTACAAGATCGAAGGAATTAATCTTAAGGAACTGATTAGGAAGACCATGGGCAAAGTGGCGGAAGCCATGAAGCTTGCGATTAATCTAACTGCTCCTTACGCTAAGGCGTTTAAGACAGCCACTCTCGAGAAGGTAGGAAATTTTGCTGGTGCTGTAGGAAGCGTTGCTTCCGCAGTTGGCGGCATGGTTGATGCAGCTGAAAAGCTGGCTACCTACAAATCTCCAAGTGCGGCTAACCTAAAAAAGATTATCTCAGATATGTCTGTCGCAATGAAGTACATGATTGCTGAGGCGAAGAAGTTTGCTGGCAGTCAGGTGATTGCGGTTGAGGCATATTCTGCTGGCGCTCAAGCAGTTGTTGGATCTATTGCAGCTGCTGTTGATGCATTTAACTCGATGGCAACTGGTGTCTATCAACCGCCTGAGCGTGTGCTTAGGCAAGTTGCTGAAGACATTAGCAAAGCAGTGCAGGCTTTCGTAAGTAAGCTTAGCTCTGCGCCGACACAGCCAATGCTAGACAAAGCAAAGGCATTCGCTGAGGCAGCAAACGCTGTTCTTGGCACTATCGGTAGTGCTATCGGCTCGTTTAAAGATCTACGAAACTACGTCAAGCCGCTTGCAAGTGATCTTCAGGCGGTTGTGAACACCATTGAAACTGCTGTTCGACAGATGCTTGTTTCGATGGGTCGGTTCTCGCTGAACAAAGATCAATGGGAAGTTGTCAACACGTTCGCAAATGTAGCTAAGGCGATTGCTGATGCAGTCGGTGGAACTTACGATGCGTTTGTAAAGCAGATGGACTTCGTTGATCAGTTCAGGGAAGAAATTGATTACGATAAGGTCTTTGGTTGGATTGAAGACGGTATCCGCAAGATGGCAGATATCGCTTCTTCTATGCCAGTTGGAATGATTGCAATGGCAAGAGATGCCGCAGACGCTGCTAAGGCTATCGCCGAAGCGCTTGAAGCATTCTTTAACCTAGCAGTCAATACTGGTGGAGACCCAGCATTACTTGCTGACTCACTCCAAGGAGCTGTAAATTCAGTACTATCAATCATTGAAGCGTTTGCAACGACAAGTCAAATTGTCGGAGCACACTTTGTTGATAGTCTGATTGTGGGAATGCAGTCCCGTGAGTCTGCACTCGCAGCTGAGGCTAATCGGTTGACTCAGATTATGAGTGGGGCTGGAACGTCGATTACTCGACAGAACAACAACACCATGACAATCAACCATGTGGTCACTGACCCGAACGGCGTTCTCAAGAATGCTTCGGCTCAGGAAGTAGCAAGCCTGCTGAGCGGGGATGTATTTATTAACAACCTCGTTCACAGCATCAAAACGCAGTAATATACGGGGGAGGGGCTTTGGCTCCTCCCCCTAATGGGGGTAGCAATGCCAGGTCCTTACAGTTGCTCAGAAGACGCAACCGCGATTAATAATCCAAATGGGTCTGGTTATACTTCAGACTGGAATGCCAATGGCGTAATGTCTCCTATTGGGGTCAACACTAATGGCACAATCCTTTTCCGAGCGCGAATGCAATTCACTGGATTTTCAGCTACTGGAATCCAAAGCATTACCAATGCTAAGCTAAAGCTTTATTACTATCATAGTGGCACCTCTTCAAATAACGCTGGAAACTCTGGCACTAGCACAAATCGTATCGTGCAAGTATACTTGGCAAACAGTACAAACAGTATTGTGGACACTGGTGGTGGAACTCCATTTCCAGCTTCTGGCTGGACAAGCAAAAGTGGATACAACTGGGAAACGCAATTTGCCAACGGAACATACTATTCTGGAATCTCTGCTACAGAGACAATTAGCGGAGTAACTTCTAACGGAACACTCGTAGAAGTTGACGTTACAAATCTTATGCAGTACCTTATCAGCAATCCAGGATTTACTTTCCGAGGATTTTTGCTGAAGCTTGACGCTGAAGGATCGAGCAATACAAACTCTTTTGTTCAATTCTACTCTAGGAACTCTTCATTTCCTCCAGTTCTTGAAACCACAGAAGTAACAAACACTGCTCCGAATGCACCGACAGGTCTTTCACCTACTGGTGGGGCTGTTGTTACATCTAAGGTTCTTAGCGGAACGCTAAGTGACCCTGATGCTTCGGATTCACTCTCAGCAGTACAAGTTCAAATTGCAAGTGATTCTGGATTTACATCAATCGTTTACGATTCTGGAACAGTATCAGATACTGGAACTACATTTTCAGTAACCCATAACGCTTCTTTGACCTACAACACAACTTATTATTGGCGAGCTCGAACAAAAGATCTTGCTGGTCTTTGGGGTCCGTATTCTTCTGGTGATACTTTCAGGCAGAATACAAAGCCAAACACACCAAGTGGTCTTACGCCTACTGGCGGAGTTCTTGTTCCAAGCCTTACACCGACGTTTAGCGGTCAAGGATCAGATCCTGACCCAGGCGACTCACTTGCTACGGCAAGAATCCTAGTATACCGTACCAGTGATAACACGCTGATGTGGGATAGTGGAGACTTTGCTTCTGGAGTTGCTTCGTTCACTAAGCAGTACGGAAATGGTGGAACTGTTTACTTTAACTTGAGCTACGGCACATCGTACTACTGGAATGCAACAGTTAAAGACACAAACAGTGCTTCTTCATCGACATCCTCGTCATCTACATTTGTAACAGATATCGCTGGTGTTACAGACATGACACCTAACATTACGAATGGTACGACTGGTTGGGTTAAGACGCTAACTCCATCTTTTAACTTTGTAACTCCAGCAAATATGAATCAGTATACGTTAAAATTCTATGATACAAATAATACTCTTATTAGTACAATTGGACCAACTGCGGTAAGCCCAGTAGCCACAACTCTGGCAACTGCTTACACCTACAGCGGGTCCCCAGCGCTAGAGTATGGCACAAGATATCAATGGACTGTAACCTGGAGGGATACAAGCAATGTAACCCAGCCAGAATCTGTAAAAGCTGCGTTTTGGATCAATGCTGCACCAGTTGCAAATAATGTTAGTCCGAGCAATAATCAGGCAGTTACATCAATTAACCCTGTTATTCAAACAGCTTTTGCTGATCAGGATCTTGCAAACGGATTTGAAGATTCCCCAACAGCTCTGTCAATCGAAGTAAGTCGAGCAAGCGATAGCGTTGTTATGTATACCATGACTAAAACCGCATCTTTGGAAAGTGGTGTTAACTCACTGTTTCAAGGCGCTTCTGGTGTAACTACTACTGCTGGGGCTGGCGGCACTACACTTACTAAGAATGTTCAGTATCGTTACCGAAGCCAGTACACGGACAACTCTGGTGCTTCAAACGCACAAGGTTCCTATACTGACTATGTGTTTTTTAAGCCAACAGACGGTCCTACAATTTCTTCCCTTGCGGTGGATGCAAGTGACCTAACAACTGGAAAAATCAATAACGCGGTTCCTCTTCTAAGTTACACATATACTGCGGCGTTTGGTAAGGCTCAAAAGAGCCGACGCTTGAGGATTATTGAAACAAGTTCTGGCAATTCTGTGCGGTACGACAGTGGGTTTATTCTTACTGCGGATGCATCATTTGATTCGCCAGCTGATATCATCCTTAACAACGCTACCTATAAGTTCGAAGTAACAGTACAGGATAGCGACGACATCGAGTCCTCTACGATTTCTGTAACTTACGTTGCCTTGTGGAATGCACCAGCAGTTATTACTGGGCTTAGCATTGAGCAGGGCAACGGAACTTTAAAGTTGACATGGGACCAGTCATCTGATGCATCTTTCACAAAGTACAATGTGTACCGTCGAGACTACGGTAGCTCTGTACCTTATGAATTCATTACAAGCATTCAAGATATTGGAACAGTAAACTACACAGACTTCTCTGCTGGAATTGGTGCAAGGTATGAGTATAAAGTTACTCAGACTTCTACTCCAGTAGGCTCCAATCCAGTTGATTCCGATATCGATGCGACGACCCTTACGGTTGGAGCCTCAATCTACGACAACTGGTTTATTGTCTATGACGGCAATGAGGCGCTTGGAGTTGAGCTTTATGTTGACTCCGAGGACCGAACTAATCCATATCAAGAAGAGATCTTTGAACCGTTTGGTCGATCCAAAAAGGTTGTGGTCCGATATGGTCAGTATGGTGTAGAGGGAAACATTTCAGCATACATTCCTAACGATGAGGTCGAGGTTAAGCTATCAAAGATCAAGCAGCTTTTTGAGCTGAGTGTTCCTCTTTACCTAAAAACACCATTTGGTGATGTATACAAGGTTTATTTTAGCACTCCATCCTACCAGTACGCAACTGGTGGAACTGTAAAAATTTCAGTAGGATATATTGAGGTTGACTAATGTATAGTGGTATCCCGAATCTCAACGAATTCAAAGAAGCGCTGCTTGCGCCAATCCGAGACGTTAAGATTCGGGTTACTGCTTTAAATAGCAGTCTGGTGCCAATTCAGGAGGTTACCGCCTCCACAATTGAAGGAACAGTATACGTCGATACGTCGAGGGCAACACGGCGAACGTGTCAGCTCCGACTCATTGATAAGAACGGCGAGTACACGCCAAAAGATTCTAGCTCAGTCTTCTACTGGGACAAACTGATCAAGATTGAGTATGGACTGAAGATCGATGGTGAGTACACATATGTACCCCTAGGTGTCTTTACGATTGACCGATCTGAGATAATTGCAGAGAACGGCGCAGCTGTTATCAACATTGATGGCAGCGACCAGTGGGATTCGTTCTCTATGGCAACTTTCACCAGCAATAGTGGATGGGCAAGCGGAACTTCTATTAACCAGATTATCTCCGATACAGCAAGCCTGTGTGGATTACCTTTGACAAGAATTACCCTTGACCCACTAGGAAGTCGAAGTGCGACCGAAAAGCAAGTCAACGTAACCTGGAAGTATTTTATTGGCGATAATATCGGTCAGAAGCTAAAAGACTGGGCTCAGGACTGGTCAATCGATATCTACTTTGATGTCAATGGCAACCTTGTCACCCATGACATGACCCTGCCACCATACACTGGTACCTCCAACAGCGCACCAGATGCATCATTCGCAGTTGGTGACAATGCTATTATGCTTGGTATCCAAAAGGCTCAATCATCTCACACAATCTTTAACCACATTGTAGTTACTGGAGATACCTCCGATGGTACAGCAGCGGTTCGCGGCGAGTATATTGAAGGTACTGGTACAAATGTCAACACTTCACCGCTGAAGAGGACCTACAACGGTCGAGTAGGAACTGGTCTTACAATTCAAGAACTTGGATCAAAGATTCTTGTAATTCGAACTACTACGCTTAAAACTTCTCAGCAGTGCCTCGACCGAGCAAAAGTTGAGCTGTCTAAGAATCTTGTCGTTGAGGAAACGATTCAGTTGCCGACCATTGTAAACCCTTTATTTGAAGGTCACGATGTTATTGAGATTACTGAGCAGAACACTGGTCTCCAGCAGCAGAAATATACACTAGATTCTTTTGATATTCCAATGCGCTCTAGCCGACAAGTTCTGAACGTCAAGAAGATGAGGGCACTCTAATGGCAGATATTGGCGATAAGTCGTTTACCACAGACATGATTCAGCTGATCAAAGATGCTGTTAAAGCAGAGCTTGGCACAAATGCATTTATTAACCGCTATCTTGCAGAAGTTACCGTAGTTAACTCTACAACCTCTGAGATTACTGTAAAACTATCTGGATCAGACGTAGCAACTGATGGATTCCGCTCAAGAGGGTTGCAACTACCATCTGTTGGAGATCAAGTAATTGCATGCGTAGATGGTCAAGACCGCTGGATTGAATCGGTGGTTCGCCCAGCAACAAGTACACCATATCTGCAAATCTCCTCTGGTGCTATTACTGGAGTCGCTGGAGCACCAACTGGCTCTGTTCTTGGGTGGCTCACTGGAACGGCTCCTACGGGCTGGCTTTTCTGCGATGGCACTTCATACGCATATGACACCTACCCAGCCTTAGGAGCGCTCCTAGGGGGGTCTGCGGGGGGAAATTTCAACGTCCCAGACATGAGGGATCGATTTCTCGGGTCTTTGGCTGCTGTCGGCACATGGTCCAATACCACAGGGGCAATTGGACCAAATAGCACGATTACAAATAGCCGTGCACATACACATTCAACATCTCACAGCCATAACCACAATCATACATTCAGTGGATCGTCTCATACCCATGGAGCTGGAACATATAATCCAACTGCAACAACAATTGGAGCACTAGCAACCACTCAAGCTGGATTGCATAGCCACACAGCGCCGATAGTAACTGAATCAAGCGGTTCACCATCCTCAACGGTTAACAGGGACTCTGGAGGAACTGCGGCTGCAACTGCATCGTCGACGCATACACACAGTTATACCGCTGGCGCATGGACAACTACAACTGCAACTTCTCATGACCATGATGTAACAGTTCCTTCTCACGACCACGGATTTAACGGAGATAGTGGAGGAGCTACACCATCAGGAACAATCGGTTCTGATAGCACAGTAGACACAACTGATACTGGCGCAGCAACGTATAGCGGATCTGACATTTCACCGAAAGCAACAAGACTAAACTTTATTATTAAAACCTAAGGAGGGCTTATGCCTGCTGGAAAGCATGACATTATTATCGAGCAAGGGGCTACCTTTCGACGGGTTATTACCTGGAAGGACTCGGCTGGAGCCGCAATTAATCTTACTGGCTATACTGCCAAGATGCAAGTACGAGAGCGTGTCCGTGATACGGACGTTGTGCTTGAGTGCAGCACTGCAAATGGTCGGATTACGCTTGGAGGTAATCTTGGAACAATTACCATTGTTGCACAAGATGAAATTACAGCAACTCTCAGCGAGATGCCAAAGGCTGTCTATGACCTTGAACTTACCTCGGCTGGCGGAGAAGTTACACGCCTGCTTCGCGGGTACGCACAGATCGTTCCAGAGGTGACAAGATGACAGATATTGTAAACATTGAGAGCCCGAACACGGTTGTAGAAATAGATGAAACGAACCTAGAAGTAACGATGGCTGCAGCAGGACCGCAAGGTCCATCTGGCGCTGCTGGAGCTCAAGGACCTGCAGGTGCTGCTGGAGCATCACACTCTACATATGTACATAACCAGAATGTACCCGCAAGTTTTTGGGACATCACCCACAATCTTGTTTCATACCCTTCAGTATCGGTTATTGATAGTACGGGCGGTTTCGTCGTTGGCGATATCAGCTACGTGTCGAATAACCGTCTAACAATCACTTTCTCTGGGTCTTTCTCAGGGCAAGCATTTTTGAATTAAGGAGATACCATGGCTACAAAGTTTCTTGCTAATATTAACCTAAGTCAGAACGAACTCCAGAACGCTCGAGTCCAGAACCTGACAACGACACAGATCAACGCGATCTCTGCTCCAGTTGAGGGTCAGATTGCTTATGATACGACGCTTGATGTACTGAAGTATTATAACGGTACTGCTTGGACCGCACTTTCTAGTGGTGCTGGAACCGTCACTGCCGTTACTGGTACTGGCGCAATCTCATCGACTGGCGGAACAACCCCAGCGATCAGCATTGCCGACGCAACAACCAGCGTCAAGGGCGCTGTGCAACTCAGCGATTCTACGAGCACGACGAGCAGCATCCTTGCTGCAACCCCTACTGCGGTAAAGGCTGCGTACGACGCGGCTGCTGCTAAGGTAGCCAGCGTTACTGCTGGGTCTGCGCGAGTAACGATCGGCGGAACTGCAACTGCACCTACGGTGGATGTTGCTGCTGCTACAACCAGTGTTGCTGGTATCGTTGCACTCTCTGACTCAACCAGCACGACGAGCAGCGTACTTGCTGCTACGCCAACTGCTGTAAAGGCTGCGTATGACCTCGCCGCTGGTAAGGCAAACACTTCCGACAAACTGAGCGTCTTTGCTGCGACCACCTCTGCCGAACTTGCTGGTGTCATCTCTGATGAGACTGGTACTGGCGCGCTGGTCTTTGCAAACACTCCTACCCTCGTTACGCCAAACATTGGCGTAGCGACTGGTACGAGCCTTGTGCTTTCTGGCGACCTGACGGTCAACGGAACCACGACGACCGTAAACTCCACAACCGTAACGGTTGACGACAAGAACCTTGAACTTGGTTCTGTTGCAAGCCCAACGGATGCTGGTGCTGACGGCGGAGGTATTACCCTCAAGGGTACGACTGATAAGACAATTTCCTGGGTAGATGCTACGGATGCATGGACTCTCTCTGAGCATGCAGACCTTGCTGCTGCCAAGGAATACAAGATCGCTGGAGCAAGCGTGCTCAGCGCATCGACTCTTGGAAGCGGCGTAACTGGCTCAAGCCTTACGTCGGTTGGAACGATTGCCACAGGCGTGTGGAATGGTACTGACATCGCTGTCGCAGACGGCGGTACTGGTTCTGGCACGGCTGCTGGTGCTAAGACGAACCTTGGCTTTATGACCCGCTACGCGGTCACGGCAACGTGGACCGCTGGCGAAAACAAGACCATTACGCACGCCCTTGGAACCAAGGATGTGACGTTTAGCGTCTACGATTCTTCAGATAACTACGTCATTGCTGACGTTGTTACTGCAACTACAAATACTATTACGGTAATGTGCAGCGTTGCTGGCGATTACCGAGTAGTAGTAATCGGCTGATAACCGAAGGAGGTTTACATGCCTAAGTTTACTGCGTCATTAAATCTCCCGAAGTACGCCACGGCTCCAGCGAGTCCTGTGGACGGAGACGTTTACTACAACACGACTGACAACAAGGTCTACTCACGCATCAATGGTGCGTGGGTAGACCTTGCTGCTTCTGGTGGTGGTGGTGGTGGTAATGCCGTGTACTATCAGACAACTGCTCCAGCAACTGGAAATGATGGGGACATCTGGATTGACTCTGATACATTTACCGTAGAGGCTAGCGGAGCAAACGGAGTTAACGCTTACAATGTTCCGATCACAACACAAGCAACTGCAAGGGATATTGCCCTAACAGATCTTGGAAAAATGATTGAGTCAACTTCTGCAACTGCAGTAACAATTACAGTTCGTTCAGATGGTGTCGTCCCTGGTTTTATTGCTGGTGATCAGATTATGATTCTTCAGTCTGGGGCTGGGCAGGTTACAATTGCTGGTAACGGTGCAACTATTAACGGCACACCTGGTTTGAAATTGAGGACCCAGTGGTCTTCAGCAACGCTTATTAAGCGAGACGCAAACACTTGGGTACTTATTGGGGATACAACGCCATGATTTCCGCAACCTCTTCAATGACTCAAAGTATTCAGACAGGTTTTCCCGCTATTGCCGTTTCGCATAACACTACCCCATTCATTGCCGCCTACCCTTGGACTGGTGCGTTTGGAACCAAGGTTGCCAACCCAGCAACGCTGCCTGGAAGCAATGGGCAAGGAGTCACGTTTACCCCATCAGGTAGCCATATTGCCATATCGTACGGCACAAGTCCATACATTTCCGTCTACCCTTGGCGGGGGTTGTTTGGAACAAAGGTTGCAAACGCAGCAACACTGGTTGCAGGCAGCGGTTTCAGCGTAGCCTTCACTCCGTCAGGCGACCATATCGCTGTAGCGCATAGCACCACCCCATTCATCTCCGTTTACCCTTGGACAGGAGATTTTGGGACCAAGGTTGCTAATCCAGCAACGCTGCCTGCAGCCACTGGCAACGGCGTAGCCTTCACCGCATCAGGTAGTTATATTGCCACGGCGGAATTTAACTCCCCATATGTCGGTGTCTACCCTTGGAATGGATCGTTTGGGACAAGGGTTGGCAATCCTGCAACGCTGCCTGCGGGCACTGGTCGCTCCGTAGCCTTCACCCCATCAGGTGATTATATTGCCGTTGGGCATAACACCACCCCATACATTTCCGCTTACCCTTGGACTGGTGCGTTTGGGACAAAGGTTGCTGATCCAGGAACCCTGCCTGCAAGCACTGGCAACGGCGTAGCCTTCACCCCGTCAGGTAGTTATATTGCCGTTGCGCACGCCACCACCCCATACATTGCCGCCTACCCTTGGACTGGTGCGTTTGGAACCAAGGTTGCCAACCCAGCAACTACTCCTTCAAGCACTGGCAGCGGCGTAGCCTTCACCTCGTCAGGCGACCATATCGCCGTAGCCCACACAGGCACTCCGTTCATCGCCGTCTATCCTTGGACAGGAGCATTTGGGACGAAGGTTGCTAATCCAGCCGTGTCACCTGCACAGGCTGGGTACAACGTAGCCTTCAAGGCAAGTACGGGAAAGCAATAAAGTAGAATGAAAAAAATTTGGAGGTTACATGGGAAATAAGATGTATGTTAGGAGCGCTGGTTCATGGGTAGAAACAACTGCTGGTTCTGCAGTTACTACTTCTGCGTCTATTCCTTCTAGCCCAGTTACTGGACAAACATATTTTAATACTACTGAAGATGTTCTATATGTTTACGATGGATCAGCTTGGTATCCTGCGGCAAATAAAGATTTGAATATTGAACAAAGGACCAGTTCTCAGGTGCTTGCGCTTGCAGACAAAAATCTTCTTATTGAAATGAACGTCGCAACTGGAAATACGGTTTCAATCCCAACTGATGCGTCTGTTTCTTTTCCAATTGGAACACAAATTAATATCTCCCAACTTGGTATTGGTCAAACAACTATTCAGGCAGTAACTTCAGGAACTACTACCGTTGTCGGATCTCCAGGTCTTAAACTTCGTGCGCAGTATTCGTTTGTAACGTGTATTAAGCGCGCTGCAAACTTCTGGATTGTAGTTGGAGATACAGCAGCATGATTCCTGGAGTTGTTGCACAGAATATTCAAACAGGATTTCCGTCTATCGTCATCGGTAATTCAACGAGCACATTTATTCACGCCTATCCTTGGGCGGGTGGGTTTAAAACAAAGGTTGCTGATCCAGAAACCATGCCTGCTGGTGAGATTAGTGGCATAGCATTCACGCCATCTGGTAGTCATATCGCCGTATCACACACAGGCTCTCCATTTGTTTCCTCCTACCTTTGGCGTGGTGCATTCGGAACCAAGGTTTCCGATCCATCAACCCTTCCTGCGGGGGATGGGCGAGGCGTAGCCTTCACCCCATCAGGTGATAACATCGCCGTTGCGTACAACGGCTCACCAGGAGTTTCGGTGTATCCTTGGACTGGAGCTTTTGGAACCAAGGTTGCCAACCCAGCAATACTGCCTGGAGTTACAAACAGCGTGACCTTCACCGCATCAGGTAGTTATATTGCCACGGCGGAATTTAGCTCTTCATATATCGGTGTCTACCCTTGGAATGGATCGTGGGGGACAAGGGTTGCTAATCCAGCAACGCTGCCTGTAAGCATTGGTAACGATGTAGCATTCACGCCATCTGGTAGTCATATCGCCCTTGCGCATAACTCCACCCCATTTATTGCCGTTTACCCATTTGCTGGGACGTTTGGAACCAAGGTTGCTAATCCTGCAACGCTGCCTGTGGGCAATGGGCGAGGCGTAGCCTTCACCCCGTCAGGTAGTTATATTGCCGTTGCGAGCCAAACCACCCCATTCATCTCCGTTTATCCCTGGACTGGTGCGTTTGGAACCAAGGTTGCTAATCCAGCGTCGGGGATTCCAAGCAGTGGGCAAAAGGTGCAGTTTGACTACTCTGGTAGTTATATTGCCATTGCGCACGACTCCAGCCCATTTGTTTCCGTTTACCCTTGGACGGGAACATTCGGGACAAAGGTTGCCAACCCAACAGTACTTCCAGGTGGCACTACGGGGAAAAACGTAACCTTTAAGGGAAACACTGGTAAGTTATAGTGTATAATTAACCCACCAAAAAACTTTTGGTGGGTAATATAGTGCCGAAAGGCAAGGAGTATATCGTGATTGTTACAGACGAGAAGAAGATCCAAGACCTCGCAGACAACGTAGTCATGCGAACGCACGAAGTGTATCAGTACGATCTGAACATTTCTAATTATCAGACAATTCTATCCGCAAGCGACGGCTCTTACCCAGCACACCTTCGCGCCTTGATTAACCTTTCGGACGATCAGGCTGTTGAGCAGTGTCCGATTGGAGATCTCGCAGAACTTGCAGAGCTCCAGCAGTATACTCGAGTCTCAAAGCTTATCCGCTCAGAGATCGTAGAGCGAACAAAGACAAACAGCATCTTGAGCGTAATCGCCGCACAACTTCACACACTTCTTCCTTCAACCGAAGATTACGATGCTGCTATTGATGCTGCAGTCGCCCGAAGGGGATAATCAAAGTAATTAGGAGTACCCTATGACTAAAGGTCAAGCAGATCTTATCCTTGAACGGCTTGACCGAATTGAGGGTGATCTCACACTGATCAAACTAGAGATGGCTGAAACACGAGGCGCATATCGGCTTGCTAAGTTTGTGATTGCCCTTCTGGGCGTAAGCGGACTAGGCGGCGTTACCGCGTGGCTCGCAGGGCAGGGCAAATAATGACAACAGAAGTAATTTGGTGGGTGACCTACCACGATAACTACCCTGGAAGAGAAGGCATGATGCATGGATACTTTGCCAATGCAGATTGTGGAACCAGCGAACTAAGGAATGCTCCTATTGAACTTCATCCAGCAAGTGGATGTCTAATTGACCATGAGTCAAGAATTGCAGAAGTAGAAATTCCACAATGGATTAAGACTGATTTAGAGCGAAACCACTGGGAAAAAGAAAACAACAACTCGTAAACATACCCTGAGGAGGTGCGTATGAACCGACTCAGAGTTACTATAGTAACCACGATTATCTTCACCGCCGCGTTTACTGCGGCACTATTCTCCGCCACCCCAGTCAAGGGACTGGAAGATGCGGATACCTGGGATCAGCAGGTTGATGCCAATGGCACAATCACGCTGGAAGAAGGCTCTGTCGTAATCAACGGGTCGAACAATCCGTTGACAGGGCAGCCTTGGCAGAATACTTCAACGCAAATCACCACCGACTCTTCGGTCGGTGAGACAGTCGTTTTTGACTGGTCTTATTTCACAACAGACGGCTCGTTTTATGACAAGCCTCAGGTTGCCTGGAACGGCGAGTGGTATAACCTCGTTGAAGGAAATGCTCAAGCAGGAAGCGGAACAATTACTGGATATATCACCGCTGGTGGTATTTTCGGGTTTAGAGTTCTGTCTACCGACTCCTGCTGTGGCGTAGGGACGCTTACGATTACGAATACTTCTTGGATTGTCGGACTTCCGCCAACTCCAGAGCCGACTCCTGAACCAACCCCAGAACCAACCCCGACTCCTGAGCCGACACCAGAGCCAACGCCTGAGCCGACACCGACTCCTGAGCCTACGCCTGAGCCCACGCCAGAGCCAACACTGCCACCAACTCCTGAGCCCACGCCTGAGCCAGAACCAGAGCCGACTGTAGAGCCGACTCCTGAGCCAGAGCCAGAGCCAGAGCCAACGGCAGAACCAAGCGAGGAGCCGTCAATTGAACCAGAACCAGAGCCAGAGCCGTCTACCGAACCCGAACCGTCGCCCGAAGAAACAGAGGAGCCTGAAGAGTCTCCTGTGGTATCTCCTGATCCCACTGATGTACCTGATCCTAAACCCGAATCCGATTTGCCAGATCTAGGCGAAGTAGGAGAAGCGGTTGAGGCTGTGGCAGAGGCTATCGGAGAAACATTTGAAGCTATCGGAGAAACATTCGGAGAGGCTTTAGAAACGGTGGTAAATCTTGGCGCTGACCTTTCCGAAGAGGAGAGGCAAGAAGTCCAAGCGCCAATTGTATCAGCGATTATCGTAACGCAAGTCGCTCAAGCGGCTGTCTCGATGGCTATTGCTGCACGACCAACACCTCCAAGCGCACCAACCCCAACGCCTTCAGGCGGTGGCGGAGCGCCTGTCGGTGATGCAAAAAGTAGTGGATCAACGAAGAGGAGCCGTCAATGATTAAGAAGATCATTAATGAAATCGTAGCAACTGGCTGGACTGTTTTTGGTCTTGCTATTGCATGGGCAGTTCTGCCCGATGGAGCAACCCGCGACTTTGTTGGCGCGACTTTGTTGTTCCTGACACTAATCTGGGGTCTTACGATGCCCCTTCGCATCAAGGAATAGGAGAGACTCATGAAGTTTAAGGTCAAGTCACAACTCGACCACGTTGAAAAGGGCGGCATTCTTGACGACTGCGGTCCTTCTAGTGCCGCTGCCGCTGTTGCTTGGGCAACCAAGTACAAGTTGGACCCAAGTGCTGGAGACGGCATCAAGGCGAAGGAGCGCGCTACTGGCTTCGTCGAGAAGCAGGGCGTATCCGACAACGGTTCGTCTCTCGGCGACCTCGTTAAGACGGTCAAGCAACTTGGTGCAACCGCCCGACCTGCAAAGTCTTGGGACGATGTTGTCGCATCTGCCGCTCGCGGTGCTGCGCTAATCGTCTGGGTACAGCAGGCTGTTGGATATCCAGATGTGGAGATCTCGCAGTGGCACAAGAAGTGGGAGACCTACTGGAAGAAGGCTGGACCATCACACATCAAGGAAGGCTACGGTCATATGACTGCGGCTTGCTTTGATGCGGTGGAAGGCTGGCAGTGGGCATGCCCGACTCGCTCAGGCAAGGGCAAGGAACAGTTTGCCGTGAAGGTGACGGAAGCGCAGTTGAAGGCTATCGCAGACTCCAAGAGGGTCTCTGGCAAGGACAAGGCTCTTCCTCACAAGCACGTCGTCATTGTAGAAGTAAAGTAGGAGTATTGAATGTATCAGGACATTAAGAACGGTATTCGCTGGGTAATTGATAACACTGGCGTTGATGAGGCTCTGATTGAGTTCTTCCGAACATTTATCACGGTATCAATCTCAGTTGCGCTCGGACTTGGCATCCCGCTCCTTGACATTTCTGGCGGAGACTTCCGAACAGTTTTGTCGGCTGGTCTTGCTTCAGGACTTCAGGTTCTTATCAAGTTCCTAGATCCTAAGAACACACAGTTCGGGATCAAGGAGAAGAGCAAGGACGAATCGGTGGACGACACCAAGCAGTTCCAGATCTAATCTAAACGAAACTCGCCCCTCTCAGGCTTCGTGCTTGAGGGGGGCAGTTTTGTGTTTCCTGTAGATAAAGAAGCGACCGACCCAATCTGTCCCGCCAAACGCCTCGTCCATTGCTGCTTCGCTGCGTTGGATTGGCAGCAACTCTGGGTGTAGTTCTGCGATCTTCTTCTCCCACCACTCACGGGTACGCATCGTCACATGGGTAGCGTCCACATCATCGTGCGCGGAAGCACCGTCAGAGAGGGCGATCCGCATCCAGAGTTCTCCGCTGTCCTTGAGGACTCGCAGCATTTCGCTGAGGATTCCTGGAATCTTGTCCTCGTCAATGTGCTCAAAGAACTCCCATGAGGCAACAACATCAAACATCCCTGTGGTATACGGCAAGCCATCAGCGGCATCTGCGCAGACGAGCGCACCTTTTGCAAATGGGGCACAGTTCTTTACAGCGTATTCGCTGATGTCTATGCCGAGCGCCTCGTGTCCACGAACGTTGGCATGGTGCACGAACCATCCCTTTGCTGCGCCCACATCAAGGATAGTCAATCCACGGTTGGCGTGGGGATACTCAATCTGCTCAACGATAGGAACCCAGCGTGGGTCATCGGAGTAGTTGAGGTAGTTGGAGCCTTCGGCTCGCTCAAAGTACCCTTCGCCGTATCGTGGGTCGTGAGTCATTCTTCCCTTCTCCGATCTTTCTTTGCCCATCCTTCGCCCTTGTACCTAACTGCAGGTACAGAGAAAATGCGCTTCATTTTTGTGTTGTCATCTGGGCAACGGACTTCTTTTACGACGCTCATTGAATGCTCCTGCTCTATGATCAGGTCGCACTTCTTGCAGATGTATTCGTATGTTGGCATATTATTTTATATTAATTAGAGCGGCCAATGTTACAATATGAATAACCAGAGCGGTGTTCCTCGCAGCCAAAGATTCTCCTTCCTTGTGCTGCATGTATGCCCTAGCAAAGCCGATGCTCTGGAATAGCCAAATAATAACTAGCCATGCATACCAAAAATTCATCGTGGATCCTCCATCTTATCTAGAATCGCAAGGGTAATCTTCATAACCCCACGACTCTTTGGGACACCCAGTGCGTCCCAGACTGCTGGAGCAAGGTCAATGAGACGCTCGTCTCCCTTTGCCTTACGTCCCTTGCACTCGCAGTAATCCACCACCCAGACTAGCACGCTGCGCTCTGTCAGGAGAGAAGTGACGAGGACTGGATATGGCTTCATTGCAAACCTAAAGTTGTGATGAAGCCTCAACTCTGGTCCTGCCGCCCCGTAGAACTCGTACGGACCCTTGTCCTGATTGCGTGCTGGACCCCCCTGTTCTCGCGTGTACCAAGCATTGTTCTTAGAAGCATCATAGTGCGTAGCAAGACCTTTGAGCATCACAATATCCTTAATGGTGACCTCTGGAGTTGGAGTAGGTTCTGGAGTCGGTGCTGGAGCAAGCGGTCTCGGTAGCGTATTGGAAAACGCCACTACGAAGATCGCCGTCAGCAGCGAACTCAGTAAGAACCTCATTAGTCGCTGAACCCTTGCCACGAAGGAGTGTCAATCTTATCTACAAATACTGGCATACATGCACCATCCTTTGCTGCATATGCCCCAGCAACATTGAAGTCAAAGTACTCCTCTGCCTCCAATCGGAAGTCCCGATCCGCCCCGTCAAAGGGGAACGAGTCTTTTGCACTCTCGCGGAACTCTTGCTCAAGCATATCTATGATCTTATCACGGTCGTAGATTGCCACATTCTGGTGACCGTGGCTTGCCGTAAAGTGGCTCCCAAAGCCGATCAGAGCATCACGGAATTGATCCATGATAACTGTACCAGCATACTGCTCGTGCAGTTCTTTCTCTCGCTCAGTCTGCTCAGTCATGCTAGAACTCCCTGCGCTTGTATCGCGGAGCCTGCTCGTCCTCTCCATAAAGATCCTCAATGGAGATGTTCAGGATCTCAAGCAAGGCTGGGATCATGTTAGAGCGGGGCGTAGTTCGCCCATGCTCCCACAAACTCAACGCTGCCTGAGTGATCCCAAGAGAATCTGCAACCTGCTTCTGCGATACATTTGCTGTCTTTCGGTACCTTCGGATATTGTTTCCGATCGTCGTAGCTGTTTGAGCAACGTCAAGGGATCGGACCCGATACTGCGGCGTTTCGTACCCCTTGACCTGATCTGTGTTTACAACGACTGGATCTTTTGACCCTGCAATGCGAACGACATAGTAGTCCACAGAAGCGCCATCTTCGGTGGTTGCAGTCATGCGCTCCTTGAGTATCTCCGCCCTAACGGAAACGATCTTCCCGCTCTTAAATGAAAAGTCTACGGACATCTAGTGCCTCTCTTTCTCTACCGACGAAATGTGTGCGTCTCTGGGTATCCATCCACTTCCGTTGTTGGAGTTGGTCGGATGCCCTTAGCGTACCTGAAAATCTGTTCCATTGCTTCTTCTTGCGCGACATAGTTCTTGTGCCCCTCTGCCTCAACGGACAGTGCCCACACGAAATCAATCGGGTCTACCTTACCAAGAGAATCCCAGTCCTTTGAAAAGCCTAGGCAATACTGCTTGGTGATATGACCATCGTATGTCTTGCCGTTAATGTAACTGCGCTTTGAATCCCTGACCTTGATGTATCCATTGAAGACAACGTTCACGAAGTCTTTCACGAACATCTGTTCTCCGTCCGCTTCTCTCGCGGCTTTATGCAGATCCGCTATCGTCGCCTTCCCGCTCGTCACCCTCGTCCGAATACGAGATGCCATATCCGAGAGATAAGCCAAGCGCTTCTTCTGTTCGTCGGTAAGCGGCATCAAGATCTTCAAATCGCCCAACAGTCGTCGGACTTCCGCAAGTGACGCGGGGACACCATGCCCATGATCCATTGCCACTACTCTTGGCAAGGACGTAGGTGTTGTCTCCGCAGACCGAACAAGTGGGACCGTCACCGAGTTGCCGAACTTTAAGTTTTCGCTCATTCTTCACAATCTCCATCGCAATCCTCGTTACTGCAGTTGTTCGTGCATTCCCATGCGCAATCTACTTCTAGATTCCAATCACAGGCTACACAATCACATTGCCTAACTTTGACGACTGGCTGCTCGTCCAAATCCTCCGCTGGGGATTCCTTGGACGAGCGTCGCCCTTCATCTTCCTCAGCAACGACAGCAATAATTACTTGCTCATCGTCTAGGCTGAGTTCAGACCAATCAGTCACCGTTTACCAGAGAAGCGACAGCCGCAGCATACGCTGGGTCAATCGTCGGTGCGGTGTTTGTTGGAGACTGGCTAATCTCCGCAGATGCTCCGCTTCGGCGACCGCCAAGTGGCTTAATCGCAACGACACGGTTCTTCTGCTTGCCGTCATTCTTTCCGAGGTAGACAATCAGCGAGAGGCGAACCTCACGACCGACCAACTCCTCCGTGTCTCCCGACGGAATCTTGGAGTTAAGATCCGCAATGCCATTTGCTGCGAGGAAGAACTGGCGAGCAATGCTTGCCGTGCCGTCCTGCTTGAACCCCATGCGGCTTGGATCAACGTCCTTCCAGATCCAGCGTGACTCAACCTTGTTGCCGTCAATGTCCTCAATCGGAGCACCGTCAGCGAATGAAAGAATGTCAAACTTAATAGTGAAGACATCAATGATCTTCCCCTCAAAGTTTGGCTTAGCCTGCTGCTTGATCTCAATGATCTTGGCACGATAGTCTTCGTTTCCTGGAAGTGCCTTTCGGTCTTCCACTCCACTAAACTCGTCTGCCCCAGGAACTGAATAGTTAGCCATTCTAACTTACCTGCCTTTCTTTTCTCTCTCTATCTATCTTACCTGTTATTCAGGTCAGCCCAGTATAAGGGATAACAAATCCGCTGTCAACACACTCTACAATTTTACTTATATAAACCACCCCTTCCACAAGTTATAAGTATAACATATCCACAACCAGTGTGGTACAGTGCCTCCGTCAAGCAATACAGCGATAGGAGGTTCTATGCCAGTAATCGGGTTCATATCGTCGGACGGTACATCAGATCAGCCAGAAGGTCAAGGGCACTGCTCATTTGAGTTTGCCCTCCAACTGGCTAAGGATCGTCATGGGGCGTTTCCTTATCCGTACCCACTCCTCAAAGGAATCGTAGACTCCGTTCAGAATCGGGGCGACTACATCAGCGCGACTTCCGTGCTGCACTGTCTCCGCGCTGACTACATGAAGCGGAAGGAAAACTACTACTCCACGGTGGAGTCAATGTATCCGTCGTTCCGTGGGACGCTGTTCCATGGGCTGCTGGAAAAGAACGCGCCAGACAATGCGCGGATTGAAGAAAAACTTAAGCGAACCTACAAAGGCATTGAGATCGGTGGAACATTTGACTCGGTGCTTTGCTTCCCTGACGATGCGGACAAGAAATATATTATTCAGGACTGGAAGACGACGGAAAATTTGCCGAAGTACGACAGCCCATACTCGTCGCACATCGTCCAAGTAAACCTCTATCGCTGGCTGCTTGGGTTCAAGCCTGAAGATGTCGTGATGGAAGTTCATTACTTCTCCATGAAGGGTCATAAGGTCTGCCAACTTAAAGACGGCACAGGCATTGCTCGTGGCGGACGATCTCCAGTCAACCAGCATTGGTCTGACGAAAAGGTGGAGTCGTACCTAGACGACCGACTGATCAAACTCAAAGCCTCAATGGTCGCTGGGATGCCAATGCCATACAACATGGTTGGAGAGGACGAGAAGTGGGAGTGCGAGTACTGCCCAGTTCGGCAGAAGTGCGCAACACTTGCTCGCAGCGAGGAAGAGGCAACTTGGCGCAAGCGCGCTGGCTTGCCACCGACTGGTGCTGAGGGCGAAGATTCAGTAGCGTGGGTAGAACTCATCAAGGGCGTAGAGGCTCGCATCTCTAAGGCTGGTGCAAAGTGAACGCCACTGCTGCAGTAGGCACCACGCCGCACAGCAAGGAGGCAGAGGCTTCCTTCCTCGCGTCGTGTCTCATTGACGAGAACGCGATAGAGATTGGTCTGGACTTGGACATGAAGCCAGAGGACTTCTTCTCGCCAGCGCACGCTGACATTTGGAAGGTGATGACCAGCCTGAAGAACAACCGCAAGGTCGTTGATATGGTCACGGTCTCCGATGCCTTGCAAGGATGCGCGAGCATTGAGTTTCCTGCGACATTCATCACGGACTTGAGCCGAGCCAACGCTGGGCTTTCGTACAACGCAAAGGATTACGCGCAGATCGTCCGAGATAAAGCGAGCCGACGCGCTCTGCTCACTGCCACCCAGCAAATCGCTGGGCTGGCGTACGACGAGAGCCGTCATGTGGATGTGATCTTTGATCAGGCTGACGCGACATTCCGTCGGGTCACCGCAAAGGTCGTGGACACTGGTGTAGACCCAAGCCCTGCTGCGGTCATTGAGCGCATGGAGCAAACCAAGTCCAGCGGAGTCCCAGTGAAGTTCCCGCGACTCAACCAGATTACTGGCGGTCTCGTGAAGGGTCATCTCTGGGTCGTCGGTGGCTTCTCGTCCACAGGTAAGAGCGCATTCGCGGTCAATCTGCTGGACGATGTTGCTCGTGCTGGACAGGCTTCGGTGATGTTCTCCACGGAGATGAGCGCGGAGCAGTACATGCACCGTATGATCTCCCTGACGAGCCAGATCCCGCAGCGCGTGCTGAAGAACGGCGCGATGACGCTGGAAGAAAGCACGCAATACAAACTGGCGACTGACTTCTGGAAGTCCAAGAAGGTCATGATCTACGATAGCCTCTACACGGTCACCAAGATCCGACGCGCTGCCAAGCGCATCAAGGAACAGCAGGGGCTGGATGTCGTCTTTGTGGACTTCATTCAGAACCTGTCGGAGACTGGCGATGAGGTCAAGGACGCTCGCCTTGCCGCGATCCAACTGCAAGCGATGGCGAAGGAACTGGATGTCTGCGTCGTTGCGCTGAGCCAGATCTCCAACGCCCAAGCGATGCAGCAGAACGAGACTGGTGCGATGGGTAACTACTACGCCTTCAAGGGCAGCGGGGCGATCAAGGATGCCGCCGATGTTGCCATCATGCTTGACCGCGACCGCGTGAACAAGCCTGATGTTCTCTGGGTGAATGTCGTCAAGAACCGACACGACTCCATTGACCGAATGGCTGCGTGGTTTGATCTCTCCACTGGTACAATCCGAACCATGAGCATTGACGAACAACTTGCGGCTGATCCAAACAGCGGTCGCCGCTCCAAGCAAAAGGAGAGCAGCGATGAAGTTTCCTGAAGGCGTAACCGTAGAGCAGGTGTTCACTGAGAACTCTGGAGACTTGACATCAGAAGCACGGCGAGCCATTGACGAGTTGGTGAACAAGGACATCCTGATCACGCTAAAGGGAAGGGTAAAGTTCGTCGGTAGCCGAGTACTTACCTTCCAAGCGACAGATGCATACGACAAGGTGGATACCATCGGAGTCAGGGCAAGCGATATCGTGGGGCTGGAGTTCCCAAATGAGTAACCAGATAACGCAGAGCGAGCAGGAACTGCTGGCTCATGTCCTGCAAATGCTTGGAACAGGTCAGGCAACAACACAGAATCTTGACGACTACTTAATTGGATACGCCGTGCTAGGGCGTATTGTAGCCATTGCACAGGGTGAGTCAGAGCGGTCGGAGCAGGAGCGAAAGATCGCATGGGCACGCGCATTTGCTGACGCAAAGTCATCACCAGAAAAGACGAGTGACAAACTCGCCGAAGTGAAAGCAGACCTCGTGGTAGAGAGCCTACGGCTCAAGGAAATAAATGCCCGTGAGCGACTGACCAACCTTCGCAATACTTGGCAAGCGGTGGAGCAAGCCATCAACGCCATCAAGTTCTTGGGAAGGAACGGTGCGTAGGTGAAAGACCCATTCCGAAAGCCGCCAGTAAACGCTGGGTCTGGGGTGGTGTGCGTAGACTTTGACGGCACGCTATTTCCATACCGACCGCTATACGAACTGAACCCACCAATCAACGGCGCGGTTGAGGCGGTGCGCTGGATGAAGGCACAGGGGTACAGGATCGTGATCTTTACCTCTCGCTGCTCTACAACTTGGTGCGAGCAGTCAGGAGAGAGCCTCTCCGCAAACCTCATCTGGGTCATTGACCGACTCATTGAGAATGGTATTCCATACGACGACATCACGGCAGAGAAAATCCCAGCAGAGTTTTATATTGACGACCGAGCGATTGAGTTCCGAGGAGATTGGAACGAAGTCCTAGAGCGAATGAAGTCAGAACGGAGGGTGCATTGAAAAACATCGGTATCGCTGGCAAGTTCGCTGTCGGCAAGACGAGTGTTGCGAACATTCTAGAAGCCAACCACGGGTATGTGAGGATGTCCATTGCGTCCTCGCTCAAGCAGTTTGTCAACGAAATGTACGCCCGAGATGTGTATGGCACGGACGAGGGCGCGACCCTGCAGAAGTCCGACTCCATTACGGTGAACACTCCAGACGGCAGACGAATGGTGACGGTTCGCCAGTTGCTGCAGGACATTGGCAATCAAATGAAACTGATTGACCAAGACATTTGGCTGCGTGGTGTTCGGCATCAGGTACTCCTTTGGAATGAAATGGGGAAGTCGGTTGTCATTGACGATGTTCGTTTCCCGCGAGAAGCAGAGTACCTCAAGAACATTGGCTTCATAAATGTCCGACTCACCGCGAGCGAGGATACTCGCCTTGAGAGGTACTTCAGGACATACGGCATCAACCCGAGCCGACAAGAGATCAACGACAAAAGCGAGACGCTCGTGGATTCTATCATCCCTGACTATGACCTAGATGGTGAACGCTCCGCAGAGGAGTTGGCTGATGTTCTTGCAGCCATCGCTGTGGAGCATACATATGATCTACTGTACTAGGTGCAGAAAGAAGTTTAATGGCATGGAAGCCGCAATGAGAAAGTTTGGAAAGAGCAAGAAGGTTCAATGCCCCTTCTGTTCGGAATGGATTGAGTATGCTAAAGCCGTTTGACGAGGGAGAAGTCATTCGCATTGAAAGCATTGTGTTCTCCTTAGATGGCGACATTGACTACATCAAGTTTCTGATCGCCGAACAACCCTACATAAGAAGTGCGATGCTTGCAACTAGCCCACCTAGCGACCCAGAGGAATGGACTGGGCGTTATCCAACCACCATTGGGAACGCCCTTCATTGTGACCTCGTTGAGTTGGAGGCTTGGCTTGAGACTCTCTCCCAGATTGACCGAGAGATTCTTACTGAATGGGCGAACCGCCAGAAGGCGAAGCCCTACTTTGCTGCTGCCAAGATCAGGCGCGTGAAGCACCTGATTGGTAAGTTCCCACAGGCGAGCCGTCGCCGAAGGAGCGGCAGTGCGTAATAACTTTGCAGGAGACCAAGCACTCAAGTTTTTGTACGAGAAGTATTTGGAGGATCGTGAGAAGTCAGGCAAGAAAGTCAGTTTCCATAAATGGTTGAAGGCACGAGGCATCCTCTCTCCCGATGCGGAGCAGATGATTCGCCAGAACGAAGTGTCACTATCAGAAGAAGGATATGAAAATGAGGAGAAATCATAATGCCGAACAGTGGATTCTTTTGGACTCAGGAGATGATAAAGAAACTTCTGACCGTTACCAAAGAGCAGTTCTTGGGTGACCATCCAGAAGTTACTAAGCACGCCTATCGTCAGCGATTGGCAGAGGAGTTGAAAACGATGAAAGACAAGGCGAAGGTAGCGGTCGTAGATGTGCCGCTTGTCCAAGTGCACCACGAGATTGCGCCTGTGACCCCAGTCAAGTACTCGTACATTGACAAGATTGGTAAGCCGATTGAGAAGCGTGGCGAGATTGTGGTCGCGGCTGGTGACTTCCAGTTCCCCTTTGAGGATCCAGAAGTCTTTGCTGCGTTCTTGACTTTCATTGCTACCGAGAAGCCAGAACGCATCGTGCTGACTGGCGACATCCTTGACCTGACTAGCGTCTCCGCATTTGAGCGAGACCCTCGTCTTGGGCTTCCTGTTCAGGATGAGTTGAATCACGCGCATAAGCGACTAGCCGAGATCCGCGCAGCGGCTGGCAAGAAGGCTAAGATTCTGTTCATCTACGGAAACCACGAAGCGCGCTTCTCCAAGTGGCTGTCCCGCAAGGCTCCCGATCTTGTTGGACTTCACGATGCGAATGGTGTTGAGATGCTTTCGCTCGCCAACCTCTTGAGGCTGGATGCTTTGGACATCACTCCTTGCATCTCCGATGGTGTTGCCTACAGTGGTCCTGAGCACCTGCGTTCGTACTATAAAATCACCGAGGACTTGATTGCCACACACGGAACTTACTCGCGTACTGCTGGTGGTGCTGCGTCCATTATTCCGATTTGTGAGGCTGCGGGCGTTTCCGTTGTCGGCGGGCACGATCATTCGCAAGGGATGGCGTTCCGCACTGTCGGTGGTTTCGCCGAACTGGAGGAGAAGCGAATGGTCGCCATCTCCACTGGTATGATGTGCCGCCGTACCGAACTGGGATACCTCGCCCAGCACCAAGTCGCTCGCTGGGCTGCTGGCTTCGCGGTCATTGAACTGTGGGGCGACAAGGCTGGTGAGTGGCAGCCCGACTTCGCGTCTTGGACTGGCACTGCTCTGGTCTGGCGCGGCAAGCGATATGCGGGGAAGCCGTGAAGTCTCGCGGACGAGATAGCGGTATGTTGCGTGATCCATTCGGTAAGCCGCTTGTGAAAACCGAATCACAATCCACCCCCGAACAAAAGAAATCCAAGCGTGCGCTGCTTCGCCGATCCAAAGATGTGGAGCGGGAGTTTGCGCGCTGGCTTACTAGTGAGGACGGCTTTGATGAGAAGTACCGAAACCTCACTTCGTCCACTGGTCGTATCGGTCAGATCACTGGTATTCAAGCAGACATCCTTTCTGTTCACTATTTGGGTGAAGCGAAGAATGAGAAATTTCCACTGAAGTGGCTACGATATTGGCACAAGATTGTCCAAAAATCTACGGAGTGGAGGAAGGATCCAATCCTTCTGATCCTCCCTCCTAACCGAGCCGAAGTAGATCCGAAACTACCTGCGCTCCACATCATTACGCCTGAGCGTCACGCAGAACTTCTCCGCAAAGAGAAGTACTACGACGAACACGATGGTGATGCGGAAGCAAAGTTCATCCAGCCAATCAACCCTAACCCAGTTACCAAGATTGTAAAGGAGATAAAGAATGGCGGGAAGTAAGAAGCCAGCCAAGATCGCGGTCAAGGGAAACTCCGCGAGTAAGGCGTTCCCAATCAAACTCTGTGCAAAGTGCAACAAGACCATCACCGCTGCGAAGGATTATGTCCCGCTTCAAGAGATGTCGTGGGATAATAATCGCTTCTCGCGTAGGCAACTTGATTGTCACCGAGCGTGCATCAAGATCTAGGCTCCTCGCCCATCAAGTTGTGGGTGAGACGGCGCACCGCCGTACTCGTGGCGACGCTTGTAGTTGTACTTGCGTTGGTAAAACAAATGCTTGTTCACCATCTCAAGTGCGCGGCTCGCATCGCTGCGATCCCATCCCTCAACCATAATGCTGCCCTGCTCCGCTTGCGACGCTGGCAAGACCAAGACACTCCCGACAAGGAATGACTTGACATCCAGTTCGTCAAGGAGTGCGGTGGCATTGCGGTTGAGTTGATTGATCGGCTCCCACAGAGCCTCAGGGTCGCCGTAAATAGTTACGAGCATCCCCTTGCTGGGGTCTACAATCTCTGGCAGCCAGATGTCGCGGAATAGAATCCCAGCATCAGGGGCGGTGATCAACTTCTTGATGGTACTGATCCACGCCTTATGACTGAGCGTCTGCTCGTCAGAGAACCGCACGATCTCTGGCTCGCTGGTTGCACCAATAAACAATCCGTACTTACTCATCTCTCCTCCTTCCACTATCCGATCATCCCACGCTGGGTAAGTTTGCGCAAGAGGCTCGCCATCTTAGTAGGCAACTCCGATGGATCATTGCAGTCAATGAACTCCTGATACAGGCGACGATTGTCCTCGTCTGCACCATAGACTCCGATGCCTACACCGATCACGATGCCGCCCTCGCGCTTGATGTCATTGACTAGATCCTTGACATTCTCTGCAACCGCTCCGTCCGTGAACTGGATGACCACTCGCCTCTTGGCATCCACGCCCTTGAGCCGCTCCCACGCCATAGCCAGACCTTCTGCCGCTGGCGTACCGCCACCACCCCACATCCACATATTGGCGAGGGTTTCGTGCGTTAGCGGATCATTGAACCGCTTAGCGATACCTACGCGCCAGTCAGAGAATGTGTGTACCTCGTGAGGAATGTTAGAGCGCGACAGCGCGCTAGACATTAGAGCCGTGGACTGGATTGCATAGTAGAGCGGCGGGATAATCCCACGGCGACCATACATTTCTTTGCGCGCTGCGTCCATATCAAGTGTGCTCTTGTGACCATTGTTGATCCAGTCCTGCGCGAGCCTGAACACTGATGCCTCGTGGCTAATAACTTGCTCAGCAAAATCCTTCAGCATATTGGTGTGAGCCGCGCCCTCCGTCATTGAGCCGCTGAGATCCACCGACAGAACAAACGCGCTGCCGCCGTTGCGACCAGTGTGAGGCTCGCGGAATATATCCAACTTACCCAGCGTACCCTGCGATGCGCGGCGTGTATCCAACTTACCGCTGCGTGCAAACTGCCGACTCTTGCGACCAGCATTTGTCTGAGAGAATGTCCGCATCTGCATTGCCAGCGCATTTGCGTATCCACCAACCTGTGCCACCATATTCGCAGCACCAGCCTTATCCTGCTTGACGATCTCCTCTGATGACTCGTAATACTCTGACCGCCCAACAGCGACAACATTCACATACTTGCCGTCATAACCGACCTTACCGCTACCGATTGAAACCTTGACGCGACCGTGCTCATCCGTGCCGCTCTTGAGATCCCAGTCCAACTTGTTGATCGGGCTATTCGTAGCGAGCGGCGTAGCAGCGACATTGGTCTGCGGCGCGAAGTAAGTGGACTGCTCCACATTGTCGCTCCACAGCGTTGCCTCTGGCTTGAGTGCGTTCAACTTCTTGGCGAGTGAGCGAGCACGGCGGCGAATAGAATCGCTCGTCGCACCACCGATTACCTTGTCGTTCTTGCCGTCTCCGTTGATTTCGCCGTGTGATTGGTTGACTTGCGACTGAACTCCCATACGGCTCGCAGCCTCCTGCTCGTGCCGACGCTCATCCGCATCGTAGGTCGTGCTTTCGGTCTCGCTTACTTGACCTGTGCTTGGATTGCTGCCAAGCCCTCCCGCTCCTGCGGATGGTGTCTGCCCACTTTCGGGTCTAGGAGAGGCGTTCTGGCTGGGGGAGCCGTCAGACCCCACCCCCTGAGACTGCGCCCCGCTCCGTGGCTCCTGCCCCCCTGTACGAAGGTTAGGATTGCCCCACGGGGCGTTTCTGGCTTGCTCAACTGGGCTGATTTGTGGCTGTGCAGCAGCCTTTGCTTTCCGACCACGGCTGGCGATCTGATCTGCGACTTCATCAAAGAGAGGGAACACCCGCTCTACGATTGGCAGCAACTCCTCCGTTGTCTTTGCAGCACGAGCCGCATCACGCAGACCAGCGGCGCGAAACTTCTTGACAAACTCACGCGCTCGTGGCTTGAGATTCTGTTCATCATATTCATATCCTGCTACCTCTAGATACATTGACTTGATTGCCTGAATGATCCACGCTTCGCCCTTGATTTGTGGCATCGTCTGATCCACAAGGTTGCGCTGGAACTGCACGCGCAGACCACGCTTCTTGTGGAACGAGCGTCGCTCCATACGCCCATCCTCAAGAGAGTTGAGCAGCATCATAGTACCCTCGTCCAAATAGCGAGCCGCTGTTGGCGAAGTGCTTGTGATGTGCAGAGCCTCGTGCGCTGCCAAGTCTTGCGCGAATGGCGACCCGACTGGCAGACTCACGACGCGCTGAGGAATGTGTGTGTTGGCTCCGTGCTCAATGTCACGGATCGCAACTGACTCGCCCTTGTTGCCAGCAAAAGCGTCAATGTACGCAGCCAACTGGGTGCGATTGAAGCGATACTTCTTAGGCATTAGCCACCTCCTCAACTACAGGCTGGTTCTCATCGTCACCAGCGAACGCATCCAAGAACAACTTGTGCACGACAGGACGATCCTCGCCGTTGATCTTATTGGTGAACGCAATCTCCACCGCAGCCATAATGCTGATCTCCGTTGAGAGCAGCGCAATGTCAATCGCACGGCGTGTACTTGCAGTCACGAACATTGAGAGCGGCTGTTGCGTAACCTTCTGGGTCTCTGTGCCATCCTCATTCTTGATGGTCTCCAGTACAGGCTCGCCAAGACCAGCCGCACGGCGCACGCTGTTGAATACCTCAACGATGCGAGTCGCACGAGAGTGCTTGATCTTTCCAGCCCGAGCGATGACCGCTGCTTCCTTCTCAGGATTCTCTAGCCCGAGATACGCAACCTCTGCCACAATGAAGCGGTCAAGAGTTGCCTCGTTGAGAATGCGAGCACCAGCGTACTGACCGCTGTCTGCAGGGTTCGCTGTAGCCACCAACATAAATGCTGGATGCGGCTCAATGAACTCTGCACCATCTGGCTTCTCATAGATATTGAGTCGGTACTCTGTTGCCAAGAAATCGTGCAGTCGCATTAGCGTCCGCTCGTCGGCAGCGTTGATCTCGTCCAACACGAGGATGCCACCCTGACGCAAAGCATTAGGCAGCGCGCCATCACGCCACTCCACAGCGATGCCGTTCTTACCAGATACAGGGATCGGCATACCAATCAACTGATCCGTCGTCGTGCCTTCAGCCAGCGAGACAACATAGACAGGCAGCCCCAACTGATGCGCGAACCAACGCACAGCAGCGTTCTTGCCAGTACCAGTATGCCCACTCAGCAACACAGGTCGCTTGTGCTTGAACCCTAGAGCGAGAGCCGTAGCCTCCTCACCCTGAACCTCGTAATCCTCCGCAGCAGGGATCAAATGCTCCCCACCTGAAACCTTTGGCTTCTCCAACGAGATGCCCTGAATCTGAACTTCTGCCATACTACCTCCTTCATTGCTACACCTTCCTATCCTCTAGCCGAAACCATTTCATAGATCTCCATCCTTACTTGTTGCTGGTTTGTGAGGGGTGCACTCTTACTACAAAGTCCTCACCGACCAATCTTGAGGCATATGAACCAAAGGTTCGCCTCAGCAGAAGTGTGTCCGTTAGTAGCGTCTGCCACCTCGCTATTGGTGCGACCCCTTTTATTGGAGACCTTTCACCGAGAGCGGCGCATCTGGCTTATCTAGAATCCACCAGATACTATTGCTCAGGGTTACCACGAGTCCCAAAAGGATCGCACCCAGACAGAGAACCTTACGATTCTCTGGCGAGTGGGGTGTTCTAAGTCCCACTCACCAGAGACCATATTGTCTCCTACCCTCTAGCCGAAAGTGTTTCACATATCCCTTTCGGTAAAGAGATTATAAATATTTCTAAATGTTTAGTCCGTATCTGCGAAGATCTCGCTTGAGATTCTGCACGGCTCGCCCATCGCTAGGCGTGAACGACGAGAACACCTTCACGCCAGTCGGGGAGACCCACGACAGATGCGTGTTCTTTCTCTGCTCCACGCGCCAGCCCTGAGCCACCGCGATCTCAAACAAATCCCTATAAACCTTAGGCACTTTCATTTGATAGCCGTCCAAATGATTACGCCGAAAGTGATGAGCGCGCACACCACGATGGTGGCATCCTGCCGCTCTCGTGTCTTGCGAGCCTCCTTCACATAGTATGACTCAATGTTGCGAACCTTCTTGCGTGTCCTCATTCTCCACCTCCATTCTCCAAGTCCAAGTAGCGAGACTTCTTACCCACTACGAAATCTAGTTGCGTCTGCAACCTTTTTGCCTCGTCCAGTTTGAGACGGATCGGCATCAGGTCGTCAGCCAGATCCCGATTGTTCTGTGGGCTTGAGACCCAGATCGTGACGAGCGCATCCTGACCAAGTTCGTGCTGCTCGTCAAAGTCAGCATCAACCCACAGGGAAATCTGACCGACAACACCAACGAACGGATCGCTGTGTGTTGGTACTTCGTCCCCGAATGAGAACACATTCTTATCGTTCTCTTGTCGCTCAATAGTTGCGTGAACAGATTCCTGAATCACCAACGGAAAATCTTTCGCGTTCATACTCAACCTCCAATCCCCATAAAGCCTTCGTCATTCCAAAGGCGCATACCATTATCGTAATACTCCTTGCTGATCACCCGCTTAGGGTCGTCCTCCCAGAACGGATCAACCTCAATAGTATCGCCCTCGTCCTCAACGCTCCAGAACCCTTCGTTCGTGCATTCTCCTGCGATGAAAGTATTCTCGCCAATGAAGCCCATTCCCATCTCAGCGAACTTGATATGCACCACAGCATCAGGGTACTTCGCCGACAGAGCCTCTACGATTCGCATCGGTGGAGACCACGCCGTATCAAAGTTCACGAACGCAGACTTGCCAGACTTGCCGATATGAACATCGTCTCCACCAACGCTCCACTTCGTGCCCCAGTTTGCAATGTTCCAGTTCCACCAGAACAGAGGATGCTCCGACACCTTGATTCCCAAATGATCAGGACAACGCTCAACAGCAGAGCCAATCTCGCTGGCAAATGATCCGTCAATCTTGGAGTGATCCTTGAGTGGCGGCTTGCCATTGACTAGCCACACACCATTAGGAGTCTCGCCCACATATTCAGACTTGCACTCGCAGCCCACATAAGAGTGCTGCGACGGCTCGCCCTTATAAATCCGCTCATCCTCTGGGTCGCCAATCGGCGGCGGTACAATCTTGGCGAAGTCAAAGTCAGAGTGATCCGACTTGATCTCCCCAAGAATCTCCGCGATTCTCTCCTCGCTCTTTGCCGTGAGCGTGATCTCGTTGCCGCACCAGTTAGGCATTACTCCCACTCCTTTCGCTTCTTGGCGTAGCGACTAGCCAACGCCACATCCACCTTATCGTAAACAAAGTACGCTACAACCAGCGCACCAAGACCAGCGAGACCTCCGACGATAAGACCGAGAGAGTTCCCGCCACTTAGCCCTGCGATAAACCCACCACCGAATATAAACACCACCATTAGAAACTTCTCTGACTTGCTCATACTACCTCCTTCTATATATATCTATCTAACCTCTAGCCGAAACCATTTCACAGAGTCTATTCCCAAACATACGGCAAGTCGTTTGACTCGTGCCACCCAAACTTGCTGTAATAATCTGCGTCCTTGCGGAGCAGATTGCTACGATGCGACTCGTGGAAGTCGTCGCGTCCCAACCACGGCGGCACTACGACAGCCGTTTCGTAGTCGCGGTACGCCAGAATCTTGTCGCGGCAAGTGTCCTTGTACCCGCGCTTGATCCACTCGTCGCACATCGCTACGCCATAAACCACGAGGCAGTTCTCATACCCTCGCCACATCTTTGCAGCGGGGTGATTGACCCACCCTTTTGTCTCGCCCTTGAGAGCCTTGAGCAGTTGGAGCGTCTCCACTCGCTGCTTGCCTAGTCTCTGTCTGTCAAGAACCTGAGCAGACTTCACGAAGTCATTGTATGGCAGGAATGTTTGCATCAGTCCCACCACCAGAGCACAGAGTCTCCGCGATCCTCAAACTCGTCGGCTCCCAACGCAGAGCCTCGCACGGATGCCTTCATCCGCTTGTATTCGTCTGCGCTGTATGCGTTCAGACCTTCTAGCGAAAGCCGTGCGTCCTCTCGCCCACAGCCAACCAAGTAGCCGTGATACTTCACCTCAATACCTTCCGCTTCTAGTCGCCCTGCTTCTTTGATCAGAGCAAGCGTGCCGATGAAGTTATTCCAAAGTTGGTAGTCGGTAAGAGCACCTCCTGCCAACAGAGCCTCCTCCATCTTATCCCACGGCACATCGCTGAACCGACGGAGACCGCCAGACCAGTCATCGTGCGTGAAGTACGGAGACAGAATCTGCTCTACCTGATCTACAATCTGCTGCTTCTCGTCAGTCATTACTCCACCTCCTCATCTAAATCCTCAAACCCAGAGACAAGAGCCTCCCCGACAATCTGTCGCGGATCGCTATCGTAAGCCACAGGAACGGCTCGGTCAATAACCTTGTCGTCCTCCTGAACCACGATCACATCCAGCCCCTCAATATCGGTCGTCGCCTCTGCGACTAGACCACCACGAATCTGAACCACAATCACAGGCATATCTACCTCCTCTCTACCCTCTAGCCGAAACTATTTCACAGATGCTTCTTGCTCGCTTGGCACACACCCAACGCAGTACGGCTCACCCCTGTCGGTATCAAGTCGCCCTGTCTCTGGGTTGTACCAAACAATATCGTCCTCCACTACAACGCTGTCGCAGACCGCGCAGTTCTCAATGTCGTCAAACTTGTCCGCTCTACGATCCTCGCATCCGCGACAATAAATCATTGCCACACCAGACCAGTTCTTTGCGCTTACAAAGTATTCCTTGCCAACAAAGTCGTCTGCTAACTTCTCGTCGCATTGGTCGCACTTAGTCGGCTCAATGCTTTTGAGTATCTTTCTCCCTAGTTGCGGCGAAACTCTGCTCATTGCTACTCCTCCTCGTAGCCGTCAAACCACGCGCCATACTTATCGGTGTGTGCTTTGCCAGCCTCGCTAGTTGCCGTGCTGCTGCTCGTATCAGGATCATTACACCAATGCTGAGCCTGTTCTAGAGTCTTACCTCTAGCCAGTACCCGCGTAGGATACTCGTCGCTGAAATACATTCGTACTACCCGATACTTCTTGCCGTCAGACATTCGTCTCCTCCTTATCACCCGCTAGGGTAATCCAGTCAATCTTTCCTGCCCCGAACAGGATTGCCTTTGGGTCAATATTGTATGACTGAGCAACATACTGAGCCATACCTTCCTCCGATCCGCAGTCGCTGCATACCATCGTCTTGTTATCGTATCGGGATAGTGCCCCTCTGATTGCGTCAAACTCCTTGCCACAGCCATTGCATTCCTGAATCATTTCTGCACCTCCTTCTACTCTCTAGCCGAAATCATTTCACAGATTCCTTCTCAACGCTTTTGTTTGACCCGCATTGGTGGCAGCGGTAGGTCTTGCCATCCCACTTGCCGACCTCTGGCTGAACCTCTACGCCTCCTGTGTCGGTCGTAGCGAATCCGTCCTTGTGGACATCGTTGCCACACTCACACACGAGGAAGTCGCCCTCGTACCTGATGGCGTGCTCCTGATGGTCGTAGGCTCGTCCTACCTGAACCGCGTGGATATCCTCCTCCCACCACTCTGAGACTTCCATATCCTGTGCGATTGCGACAGCCTTGTCCATCGCCTCCGCTGCGGTCTTTGCCTCTACTCTGATCTCAACATCCGCAACCTTGCGAACCTCTACTTCCCAAATCATTAGTTCACCTCCTCGTCAATGAAACCTTCTAGATGAAACTCGTCCACGATTATAAATGCGGGAACCTCCGTGCCGTACTTCTTGTGAACCACCCCATCAGGCATCGGAATGTCCTCAAAGTTGTCGCCGCTGCGGTATGCCTGAATCGCCTTCTTTGCTACCTCAATCATAAAGCGTGGCGGTGCGGGGTACAGGTTGCTCGTCATATGCCACTCCAATGCGACATCCTCGCTCGCTGCCTCGCGCATCCCCATCAGTCCTGCGTATCCCATATGACCTCCTTCCTACTCTCTAGCCGAAACTATTACATACTTGATCAGTTGTAGTCGGTGCTCCAAATAACTTCTGAGATTCCTCCGTCGTGAAGCATCCACTCAACTTCTGTGAGTATCCTCCCCTTGACTTCCTTTGTTGCAAACTCCTCCTCACAATCCGAGCACCAGAGAGACTCTACTTCTGTGCCGTCCACAAAGATGTCGTCTCGTGGCTCCTCAACCCAGAACGCTCTACCCGCGTCGTCAATAGGCTTCAGGTTTGCCAGTACCTTTGCCGTGATCGTGATCCCCGAAGCCTCATCACCCGCTACCTTAGCCCGATCACAAGTGTGCTTGTACATAGACACCTCCTTCTAGCCTCTAGCCGAAACTATTTCACAGATCTCTACTTCGTGGGAAACTTGGCTGAGAGCCACTCGTAGGCTTCCTTAGCCTCCTCGTCCCCTTGTGCCATTGCGTTTCCCAGATGCCCTGCAATGTTGATGACTGATCCGATCAAAGCACGAGCATCCTCGCGCTTCTTGCGACCCGCAGCCAAGAACACCACATTATCTGCAAAGAGTGCAGCCATCGCCGCGTACCCCTGCTTCGTGGGAGTCAGGTCAATGAGACCATTCTCCTGTTTGATTGCCTCGTCCTTCATCACGCTCATACTTACCTCCTTCACACTCTAGCCGAAACTATTTCACAGATCCTATCGCTTGCCAAGAGCCTCGTCGGTCAGGTTCATCCCCATCTGCGTATGAATCTTGAGCCGATCCGTGTCGCCGTGCTTGTCGTACTCCTCCAATGCCAGACCATACGCTACCGCTGCGTCCACGAACGCACGCGCCGCCCTGCCGTCCTGCGTGGTCAGCGAGTTCAGAAACGCGAAGTCCCGCCGACCTTCCAAGAATCCTCTAAGCATCCCATTGTCTGCTGCCATAGTCGCACCTCCTTCTACTCTCTAGCCGAAATCATTTCACAGATTCCTTGCCGTTGGGGGGATCAGTCGCCCGACCCCCCCCCACCGATACCCCTAGTCCATCCTTGATCGGAACCCTACGCCCTTGTAGCCCTTGCTCGTGAGGTAGCGTGCCACCGCTCCTGCTGCCGCCTCCTTGCGAGACATAGACTGACCGAATCCTGAGACCCAGAGATCTACCCCGCCGTCGTAAGAGTTCTTGTGAGCAGAGAATACTCCACCCCTAGCGTCCCCATAGTTCCTGAGGATCGCCTTGCCAAGAGCCGTATTGAGCGGCACATTGACCCACGCGAATCCACACGCTCCCCCTGAGACATCCCAGCGTTGCCCAGTTGCGGAGTCCACCACTACCATCGGTGTAGGGCTGTCTCCCAGTCCTGCGGCGCAACCCTGAGCGATTGCCTCAATGAGATCCTGCTCAATGACGAGCCGCTGAGCCTTCGCTGCTCTAATCTTATCCTTCACATAACCCATACCATTACCTCCCACTATCAGGGGATCAGATTGTCTGACCCTCCTACCCTCTAGCCGACATCATTTCACAGATCCTTACTTCTCCAATCGTACTGGAGTTTCGGTGGACTGATCAAAGCCAACCTTCGCACCAAGCCATACGAAATCCTCGTGATCGCGCACGAGTTTCGCGCACTTCGCCTGATCGTTAGCAGCCGCTGCTGCCTCCATCTCCTGCTCAATCTGATCCAGTTTCTCCTGAATGGTCATCCCTACCTCCTGCTCTGAGGGGATCATCCCCTCCTACCCTCTAGCCGACATCATTTCACATATGTTTAGCATAAAATATTAGTATTATATTACACATATATACCCCAGAAAATCGCCCGAAATACCCTATTTATATCAACTCACAGGGGAGTCTGCTTCCCTCTCCTAGCCGATTCTGCTTCCTGCTCTCTACGCTTCTGGCGTGCTTTCTCCATCAGTTCATTATGGAGTCGGAGCGTGCCCTTCCCACTCATCACCATACGGAATGAGCGTGAATCCACCTTATTGTCTCTATTGCTCTTGATGTAGTCCATCAGTCTATCCTCCTACTCTCTAGCCGAGATCATTACATAGATGACCTCAGTCCATACCCCTCAATACTAGGCGACGCTCGCCGCGTGCTTATTTGTTGTGCTGCCCTCTACCCTCTAGCCGAGAACATTACACATTTGCCCAGTCTTGGCAAGCCTTTCCCACCAGAGCCAAAAGCATTTCACATATCCCACCCGCGTGAATGGTACATCTGTTCTATTCGCCACTAGCAAGGGGGTTATCCACATATGTGAAACAATCCTGTGAAACATTACACATATACCACCCCCCTGAAACGGAGCCATAATCATTTCACATATAAGTATAAGAGAATGGACAGAGAGGGGTAGGAGTCCCTCCCTGTCCTAGTGTCTTTGTGCTTCTCCTACTTCGGCGGACTTAGCGGACGATTGCGGAGACCGCTCCTCGTGGCAACCCTACGCCCTGCCGCACCACGCTCTGGTGTCGCCCTGTCGTGTGGCTGTACTTCTCCGCTGGCACAACCCACTCGCCCCGCTTCGTGTACCACGCGATTGGTGTGCTGTACGAGTAGACTACATACGAGACTTCTCCCGCTGTGATGTCTGCCAGCCACAACTCCTGCGCCCTGCCGTAGATGATCCCTGATCCGTTAGGGCTGCGCGTTGCCCAGATGCTGTTGCCTCTGAACTCTGCACGCTGCGCCACTTTACCAATGGCATCGTGCCGTGTCGTGTATCCCATTTGACCTCCTACTATCTGAGGGGAACTTCCCCTCCTACCCTCTAGCCGAGAACATTTCACATATCCTTATGACAGCCAGAGCCAACATCATTTCACATATATGGAGAAAAAGCAAGGGGGGAGCACCCCGTCGGATACTCCCCCCCTGTATCGGGTTGATTCCTACACCCCCCGTCGGGGATGTGCTCCTCGCCACCCTACCGCTCCCAGATTTACAGAGTCTGCCCTAGCGGTCATCGCTCCACCTGCATCTCCAATACCCGCATTTGAGGCTGCGGCATTTTGATCGCTCGTCCGATCGCCTCACCTTAGGGAGAGAGTTCCTAGGATCTCTCCTCCTACCCTCTAGCCGTAATCATTTCACATATGGATAGAACAGATGTTCTATTTGGCCAGAGCCACAATCATTTCACATATAATATAAAAGAAAAGGGGAGGGCTGCCCACCCTCCCCTTCCCTTAGACCTTCTTGCTGATTGTTCTAATGGCTGCCAGATCCCAGAAGCCATCACCTCGTGCCTGATCATTGAGGAGGATCCTCCCCGAGATCAACGCGCCCTTGTTCTTGTACTCCCCTGCGGCTGCTGCTGCGGCGTACCGCATCACCTCCGCACTTGGTGCAATATTGGTGAGTGTACGCTTCGCGTGTCCACCCTTCCCGAACTGCGCCCAACGCTTCAGACCCCAGACCTTACGCATCTTGACCCTCCTACTAGTGGTGGCGTATCTCGCCTCCTACCCTCTAGCCGAGATCGTTTCACATTAGATAACTAATAAAGAGAGCCAGAACCATTTCACATATGCTACTAGAATCATTACACATATAAAATAATAAAACGCCGATATGTGAAATGATTATAAAAATACATCCCTAATGTGAAATGATAGTGGCACGGGGGTTCGGGAGGAGGCTCCTGCCTCCCCCCTCCCCTCCCTCTTAGAAGTGCGGATCCATATACTCTCGCGCTTCTCCGAGTGTGAGTCCGTACACGCTTGCTCCTGGAACGTAGAACTCCGTGCCTCGCTTTGTATCCTTCAGTCTGAACTTCATCTCTCGCCCGTTGAGTCCGCCGCTTGTAATGTATCGCACCACGACCTCTTTTGTGAGCCGCCCGTTGCGCTTGGCTGCCGCTTCTGTTGCGAAGGGTACGATCCTCACAACCTCTGCCGCGTATGAGTCCGATCCGCAATGGATCGTTGCTGGCATCCCCAGCGCGAGTCCTTTGTACCAGTCCATCTGACCCTCCTACTCTGAGGGGAACTGCCCCTCACCCTCTAGCCGCAATCATTACATATATAGCGGAGCCACAAGTATTTCACATATACGCCACTAGTTGAGGGTATATTCTTTGATTGTGCCACTAGTTATGTGAAATAGTCTCATATTTCGTGCGTGCCAACATCATTTCACATATACTAGTCAAAACAAATAAATCATTTCACATATTGCCAGACGCTGCCAAGTTTCGCCCAAATGTGGCACGATCATTTCACATATGATAGGGGAGGGTGATTGTCCACCCTCCCCTATCCCCTAGATCGTGATCGTCTGACCCTTTGCCAGATTGTAGATCGCCATCTGGCGATTCTCCCTCCCGAGTCTCATAGCATCCCGCTTCGTGCGGACGATTGTCGTAGGATCCAGATGGATTGTATCGCCATCCACCCACGCTCCCAGATGCCGAGTCCCGAACCGATACCAGATGAGGAACAATGCCTGACGGATTGTCGTCTCCGTTGCCGTGATCGGGAGCCTGATTGCCGTCTCCGTCGTGGCTCCTACGGCATACCCCCGCTTCGGGGTGATCGGGGTGAGGGTGCGACTCTTGATCGTCGCTCCGCCATCCCGCAGGATTCTATCGCGTAGATTCATCTCCTGATCCTCCTACTAGTGGAGTGCTCTTGCCCTCCTACCCTCTAGCCGAGATCGTTTCACATAGCATAAAAAATATGCGGAGCCACAATCATTTCACATATAACACAATAAAAAAGGCAGGGAGGTACGCTGACCCCCCTGCCTTCTTGTTAGATTCTGCCGTCTCGTCGTGCCTTCTCGTATAGTGCCGCACGACTCTCCAAGTAGTCCTGACGATCCTGATACTGCTCAATCTTTTGGATGATTAGCATCCCTGTGAGTACGAATAGTGCACCACCTGTGAACGCCGTCAAGATTGCCGAGATCTCTACCATTGCCGTTTCCTCCTACTAGTGGAGAGCACTTCTCTCCTACCCTCTAGCCGAGATCATTTCACATATCCGCGTGATGGAATACCTTAAAAGCAAGCCACTAGAAGAAGCATATGTGAAACAATCTCAGACTCATAATCATTACACATATAAGATTGTGTGCGGTGCCAGAATCATTTCACATATGAATGAGCAAAAAAAAAGGGAGACCAGGGCAGCCTCGCCGCCCTGATCTCCCTCTTGCCGTAGCAGCCTCGCTGCTAGTCTCGGCTGGAGTGTGCACCGCCTTCGGTGCGTGCCTTCGCACGATTCACCGCTACTCGCACCGCGTTAGCGGTGGTGCGGATCCCTCGTGCGCGCAGGTTCGCAGCGACCTTCGCAGCGTACCCGTAGTGTGCACCGCCGACTGCCTCCAGTTCGGCGAGAATCGCAGCATCATTCGCTGCGCCTCGTGCACCGTTAGCAGCACCGCGTGCCGCCAGTTCTGCACCGTGTGCAGCGACCGTGTGAGAGTGTCGCACCGCGACCACCGCTGCGACCAGTGCGCTACGCTCCGCATCCGCACCGCGCACCGCGTGCGCATTGTCTGCGACCTGATCGGCCAGCACAGATCCCAGATCCGTCATCTCGCCATCCTTGCCGCTCACCGCTTGCGAGAGATAGGCGAAGCGCACCGCTGCGCCATCCCCTAGCCGCTCCTCACGGTTGGCATTGTACGCAGCGCGCACCGCTGCAGCGACCGTAGCCGCAGGATCAGTCGCGAGAATCATGAGCGCATCCTGCGCCATATCCTCACGATCGGCATACCCTCTAAGGCTGCCAGTATGGAGCGCGGCAACGGCTGCCGATACCTCGCGGATAATCTCCGCCGTGATCCTCTTGTGAGACATATTCATGTCTCCCTTCTCCCTCGTCTATAGGCAGCGAGGGGCTGCAGCAGATCGGAGACCCGACCTGATGCCATCAGTATAGCCGAAAAGCAAGAAGCGCGTTTTCGTGAATATTCATCAGGTTTCGTGCTTAATATTCATAAAAAAACGAGAATATGCACCCCCTCCGCACCGCTCCACGACAGGCGTGCGGGCACCTATTAAGTACCTAGAGGAAATATATACAGAATCTGAAATATTATATAAGTAAGAACTTATGTTGGAAGCACAAAGACAGCATCGCTTGACGATGCACACGCAAAGACACCTAATCTAACCCAGGTCGACCGTGGGGAAACTCTACGAAACGCTCTCTGGAACTTGACTCCTACCCCTCCTCCCCTAAGAAAATAACCCAGGCTAACCTGGTATATGTTATAAAATATAAGTGGTACTATTATATGAGACCAAAATACCCTCAAAAAGCGCGTATAGAGTGAAGGGTAAATTTCTTAACAGTAAGATAATCTAACCCAGTTAACCCAGCTAATGAGTATATGGGAGTATATCCATGAGACATCCAGATTGGTTTTCCAGTCTACCATTTAAGGTGGTATGCGGGAAAGGCATGACAAAGGATTATCTCAAGAGGTATAAGCCAGCTCTGCTTATCATGGCGAGGGCGGTCACAGACCATAAAATTTTTTTGCGCCAGGTCAGCCTGCATTACCACGCTGACCAGATGTGCCGCGACGCGGGGTTCGCCGAGGACTGGGTTCACAAACTTACCCTCTGCTCCGCCGACATTGACACGGCTCTCCACGAACTAGCACACGTCGCCACCCGATCGGAACACTCCAAGCGGTGGGCGAAGTACCTGTTCCGACTGCATAAGCAGTATATGTCACCGATTCAGTGCCGACGCTGGGACTTGCGGGTTGCCCGTGACTATCCAGTAGCCGTGCGCTACTATAAGCGGCGATACAAGCGGGACCCAAGCCCGCTTCGCAAGCGACCAAGAAAAGAGACACCAGATGTCTGATGAGACGATCGTTTCCAAGACCCAAGGGCAGCTCCGTCGTGGGCGACCCTCTGGGGCAAGAAATAAGCCAAAGCTTGATACCCAGCAGCTCAACGAGCTCAAGGACAAGGTTGGCAGGTTCCTCCCGCAGGCAGACTGGAACTACCTCGCAGGCGTGCTCGAGGGTACAGATAAGCCAGTTCTTGAGAAAGATCTGGACATCTTCCTTACCCTCCAGCTTAAAGCCCTCTTGCCACAACTGGCGCAAGAGATTGAGGGTGGACAGCTGACAAAGGAGGCGACACAGCGCTCGAGCACTATCAAAGAACTTCTCGCGTTGCGATTCCAGATGGAGAAGCACGAGAAGGGCGAAGATACGCCGAATGCCGTGACGTTTATACAAAATGTCTTTGAATCACGAGGAATCGACCAAGCTCGGCTCGCAACTCTCGCAGGAGGATTTGGCGGGTCTATTGAAGGTATCGCCCGCCCTCTACCTGGAACTTCTCACGAAGACCAAGGGGGAGCCGACGAAGCTAGAGCCGTATCAGATCAACTTCCTGAACGATCGGAGTAAGTTCCGTCTTGTCGCTAAGTCGCGTCAGATTGGATTCTCCTACATCATTTCAGGAGAGGGTCTGCACCGCGTTGCTACCTCGACTGGCAAGAAGGTTAACTACGTTTCCATCAATCAGAAGGAAGCGTCGGACAAGATCAACTATGCCAAACAATTCTACTACTCAATCCCTGATAAGTCTGGCTTCAAGTCTGCCGTCTACACGTCTGCAGAGTTTGAGTTCAGCCTTCACGATCACCCGAATACTTCATACATGATCAGCCAGCCCGCTTCTGCAGCGGTCCGTGGCGGCGAGAAAGATGTCTACTTCGATGAGTTCGCATTTGTGCGAGACGCTCGAAAGCTCTACGACGCTGCCATACCTGCGACTACTCGAGGCGATGGTCGGCTGACCGTTGTATCTACACCTCTCGGACAAAGCGGTCTCTTCTTTGAGATGGCGAACGATCGGTCTCGCTACCCAGAATACTCAGTGCACATTGTGCCCTGGTGGGAATGCTCTATCATGACCATCGATCCAGCCGAGAGCACGGCGCTTGCGCCAGACTTCGATACCGACCAGCGCGTAAAGCGGTGGGGTACGGATTCGATTAAGTCCATTTACAATAACATGGGTCTCGACGCGTTCCAACAGGAGTACGAGTGCTCCTTCGCGGATGAGTCGGTCAACTTTTACCCATGGGGTTTGATTGTTAACTGTGTAGATGACGAACTAAACCAGAAAGACTACGACCCTAATCTCAGTTACGTTATCGGAATTGACATTGCCAAGAAGATCGATAAGACTGTAGTCACTGTGGCTACAATCGACGATGACACTGGCAACATCACTATCCACAAGACATTTGAGACACAGGATGACTATAGCAAACAAGTTGAGTTTTTCAACAAACTTATTGCAGACATTAAGCCTAACCGAGTTACCATTGACGCTACTGGCGTTGGTGGTGTTATTGCGGAGCAGCTAGTTTCTAAGCATGGTGGCATCGTTGAGGCTGTGACCTTTACGAACTCTAACAAGGAACGATGGGCGACAACCTTTAAAGGCGATATGCAGATGGGCAAGGTTCGCTTCCCTCGCAAGCGCGAGCTCCTCGCGGAGATCCACGCCATTGAGCGCAAGAAGACCGAGGCTGGTAACTACCAGTTCAAAGCTCGCTCCGATGGGCACGACGACTATTTCTGGTCGGCGATGCTCGCAATTTACGGTATGGGTCGCAAGGCTCCTGCCATCAACTTTGCATGGTGACGGGCTGCTCTCCGAGCATTGCAAGGGCGCAGGGTAACGGTTGAGACGCGTGGTCTCCCCCCGTCCACCAACACATATAGACAGAAGGTGCAGGATGCCGAATTCGGTGAAGTGCGCGCACTGCGGCTCACTCTTCGGTATCGAAGGTGAGGACGGAGTACTGCGCATCAAGTTTAAGGATCTCTATCGAGAGATTGAAGGTCGAGTCAGCGGTCCATGTCGCAAATGCGCAATGACCGTTGTCTGGCCCAATGAGGATGTAATCCTTGTTGCAAAGAAGACCAAGGAGGAAAGCCGTGGCTAACATCGAGCGAATCCCCGTAGTCCGTTCACAGACTCCACCTCGGATCGAGGGGAATCAAAACCGCGAGACACCCTTTAAGTCTCACTCAACTTACACGCGAATGTACAAGCAGCACCCTATTGTCCGTGCTGTTATTGACAAGATTTCGCGCACTGCCGTTGCGACTGGCTATCAGCTGTCCCCCGTTGATTCAAAGGACGAGCTGAACGAGTCAAACGCCCAGAAGATAGACCTGACTTTTCGTCGGTCAAAGATTATCTCACTTCTGCGCCAGACCTACCAAGATCTTCTGATCTACGGTGATGCGTTCTGGTATATTCTCCCAGCGCGTGATGGCGTTCCGTTCCGATTCTATCGTATCGCGCCACAGCAGGTAAACCTTGTCATCGATACTGAGACCCGTGAGGTGATGAGCTACATCACCCGCGATCCAAAGAATGGACGCGAGACTCAGTACGAGCCAGATGAGTTCCTGCACTTCAAGATCGCGGACCCAGACAACGACTTCTACGGGCTAAGCCCGCTTGAGTCGCTTGGCTCAACCGTCGCGCAAGATCTGTTCGCGCAGACGTACAACGAATCATTTTTTGCTAACTCAGCCCAGACAGGCATTGTCTTCAACATGAAGAATGCCTCGAAGGAAGAGGTCGAGCGCAACCGAGAGTTCCTTAAGAAGGAATACACTTCGGCTGCGAACGCACACAAGCCGCTCCTTTTGGAGGGCGATGTGGAAGTCAGCAAGTCCGTTTCCTCACCTGCAGAGATGCAGTTTATCGAGGGTCGTCGTCAACTGACTATGGAGATCCTTGCGGTCTTCGACCTACCATACACCAAGCTCGGCGGAACCTCTGAAAGCGCAAACCGCTCACAGAGTGCTGAGAACGACAAGACCTATCGAACGGAGACAATCTCTCCTTTGCAAGGTATTGTTGAAGAAGTGATTAATGAAAACTTAATCCTGACAACGTTTGGTATTGATGACGTGATGTTTGAACATCGTGAAGTTGACACCCGAGACGAAGCGACTCAGATGAAGTTGTACATTGATGCACTAACTCATGGAATCTACGACTTGAACTACATTCGTAACCAGCTAGGATTGGCTGCAATTCCGAACGGAAGCGAGCCGTTTATTCAAACCTCGACTGGTATCTTGCCAGTATCTCAGCTTCTTGGTGGAGCTCCACAGCCAAACACGCCAGCCCCAGCAGAACCTGTTGGAGATGCGACTGACGATGTAGTGGAGGACCCTGATGTCTAAGATCGAACGAGCAGAATCATACAGTCCTCCAGAGGGCGTTCGGGCAGCTGCAAAGCGTGCACTGAAGTGGATCGAAGAAGGAAAAGCTGGAAGCGGCTTTACTGACGTAGGTCGAAAACGCGCAGCAGATCTTGCTCGTGGAGCAGAGATCTCTGTTGCAACACTTGGACGAATGAAATCGTTCTTCGCTCGACACGAAGTTGACAAGAAGGCTACAGGCTTTAGTTCAGGAGAAGAGGGATACCCCTCTCCTGGTCGAGTTGCTTGGGATGCTTGGGGCGGAGACGCTGGTCAATCGTGGGCTAATAGCACTGTTAAGGACGAAAGGTCTGAAGACGATGAGGAAGAGCGTGCAATGGCAGGAGAAGTAAAAGAAGGCGATTTTGTCAGTTGGTATTCACCATCTGGTCTCGCTAGTGGTCGCGTAGAACATCTAATGCTTGACGGCATTTATGGTCTACCAGACTCAAATTTTGCACTCCCAGCAAGTCCAGAAAACCCAGCACTGGCAATTAGGATTTATCAGCCAGCTGGTGAGGGATGGATTGAAACTGAAATGAGCATCGGCAAGAAAATGTCTGATGTCACGAAGATCAATCCTCTTATGAGCATGCGCTCTGAGGAGCCACAAATGACAACTAACAACTGGAAAATCACTATCCCAGTCGATCGTGCCGAAGAGCAGGATGGCGGACTGTTCCTCTATGGACAGGCATCAGGTCCCGAGCGAGATTCTCATGGGACTGAGATGGACCCCACTGCGATTCAAGACTTCGCGGATCAGATTGTATCTCGCACAAACGATGGTGATCCACTACCTTACCTAGACCATCACATGAAAGATGGTGTCCTCCGCGAACTTGGAGAAGTTGTGGATGGCTCTGTTTCTAGCGACTACAGGTTGAACATCAAAGTTCGCCTACACCCAGATAACCCCGCAGCGGCGTATTTGCATAGCCGAATTAAGCGTGGTAAGAAGTATGGGATGTCGATTGCTGGAGATGGTGTCCAGTACCGCATGGTTGATGACCCCTCCTCTGGAGAAAAGGTTATCCGATTCCTCAAGATTAAGTTGAAGGAAATTAGTAACACGACGCGCCCCTCGTGGGTACCGTCGTTCGGCACTGTGCTCGCTCGCTCCATCGAGGGCGAGGAGATTGGAGAAAATATGGCAGAAGAGCTCGTTAAGAGCGACGCAACCGAAGTGGTTGAGAACGTCGCCGCAAATGAGTCTGTGGAACCCGTTGCCGCTCAGGTGACCGAGCAGACCGAAGCCCCCGTTGTTGAAGCACCCGTTGCTGACGCTGCACCTGCAGCTGAATCAGCTCCCGTCGTGGAGGCTGCGCCTGTAGAGGCTGCTGCTCCCGCTGAGGAGAACGGTGAAGTCGAGCGTGCACGCATCGCCAAGCGCGATGCTGAGAAGCTTGTCGAAGCATTCAACGCGTTGAAGGGGCAACTCGAAACGCTCGGGGTATTTGAGCCCGACGCACCACAGGCTGCAGCAGAAGTACCAGTAGCTAATACTGAAGATGCTCCTGCAGATGAGAACGTGGACTTTAATGGGGTTTCGGTTCGCCGCGACCTCGCTGAGGCTATTACCGCCTTTGTCACCTCTAAGGTTGACGAGAGCACGGCAGTCCTCCGTGAGACAGTCGAGAAGCAGGCTGATTACATCAAGAAGCTCGAAGAGCTTCCTGCTGGCAAGTTGCCTGCTGCCGTTGTCCGCGAAAAGTTTGAGACTGGACTTCCAGACCTCGGCTCAATGAGCAATGAGGATAAGTTGAAGTACGCTCTCGGTAATATCTACAAGTAATAATAATTAAGGAGACTTTCAATGGCTGACATTGAGCGAGCTCTTAGCACGTCCGTCGCATCTACTGGTGCATACCTCCTCCCAGAGGTAGTCGATCCAGTAATCCGCGATTACGTTGCCAAGGCTACACCTGTTCTTAGCGTTGTAACGCGTGTAAACTGGCCTACACAGACCTATTACATCCGCAAGCGAAGCGGGCTTCCTACGGCTGCATTCAGCACCGATGGTGGTTCACTTCCAAGCGCTTCAAGCTCGACCTACGCTAAGGTCGCAAAGACCGTCAAGTACCTGTACACCCGTGGAGAAGTCACTGGTCCGCTTATTGCGGCTGCTGGTGGTGTTGTCAACGCGTTGCAGGAAGAGATTCGCGTCCACTCGGGCGTGATTGCTGAGCGACTCGCTACGGCGATTTGCACAGGCGACGGAACCGAAGATACCAACTCTGGTATCATCGGCATCAAGCATCAGATCAATACTTCGACCCCTGGCGATGAGGGTGGTACGACGGACGCTTCGGCTGCCGCTCTCACCCTTGCCATGTTGGACAAGGCTCTTGACGACACGAAGGGCGAGGCTGACGTTATCATGACGAGCCGCGCAGTTCGACGCAAGATCAGTGCCCTTCTGCAGGGTCAGCAGCGCTTCCTCGACCGAGTTGAGGTTGGCGCTGGCTTCCGCGTTCTTTCGTACGACGGCGTGCCGATCGTTACGGATGACCACTACGAGGAGAACGAGCTTCTCGTCTTCCGACGTGCTGACGCGAAGCTTATCGTGAACCAGGACTTCACGATGGAGATGCTTGCTAAGACGAAGGATGCTGAAGACTTCTACATTAAGGGGTACTTCGGCTTCGCTCTTGAGGGTCGCCCTGTGCGCCTCAAGAACTTCACGATCTAATTTTTTAGCGTGAACTAGGTGCTGCTAGGGGGGTGGAGAAATCCATCCCCCTACCACACCCTATAGAAGGAGGCACATGATGCCAAAGGCTAAGAAAGCTAGTATTGAGTTCATCACAGAAGATCTCGACAAGAGTGCAACACAGGACCGAGAAGGTTTTGTTAAGATGCTCGCTCCAGAGAACTGGGCAAAAGTAAATTGCCTTGAAACATTCTACGACGGCGAGGTCGAAGTAGTGGATGGAGTCGCCTACATTCCAATCGAGAACACCCACTGGGTTAATCGGATGCGAATGAATGGGTACGAAGTAGCATGAAGATCCTCATGCTCGGTGATTCACCGTTTATTAAAACTGGTTTTGGAATCGTCAACTCAGTTGCTGTAGAGCATCTGAAGTCTAGCGGTCACCAGCTGGTGGTCATTGGAGGTCAAGACACGCAGAAGCGTGATCTTGGCAAAGGGCATTACTACTATCCGATTGAGTCTATGTCTAAAGATTCTCTTGGATGGAAGAACGTATCTATCACGCTGAAGAAGCACAAGATTGATGCCGTACACATTATTGCAGATCCAGCAACTGTATGTACGTGGCTACTTCGCCGAGATCTGATCAAGTTCCCTATTACGGTATATATGCCGATTGAGGGTGCTCCGATGAACTATAACTGGGTTCAGATTCTACATCAAACACCTAACCTAAAAATCATTACATGCTCGCAGTACGGAGTTGAAGAACTTAAGCGAAATGGGCTTGAGTCAACAATGGCGTATCACGGAGTATCTGATGACTTTTACCAGTATGAGCCAGAGCATCGACGGTTCCTTCGGGAGTCCGTTGGATGGGATGACAAGTTTGTTGTCATGAATGTGGCTCAGAACGTTGAGCGTAAGCAGTGGCCTCGGCTATTCGAGGCAATCAAGATTGTAGCTTACAAGCACCCGCAAGTGGTGCTCTACGCGCACACCGTGCCGTTTGATAACTACCATCTTGGTGGACACGATCTCCCTCAGCTTGCTCACCAACTGGACATTGTACAGAACGTGCTATTCTCAGGAAGGCACGCAAAACACAATGACTCAGTTGCTTTAAGCTCTCAAAACTACCCTGGTCTTGTTGACCTTTACAACATGGCTGACTGCTTTGTTCTACCTTCGCAGGTAGAAGGATTTGGTCTCCCACTTGTTGAGGCAATGGCTTGCGGTCTTCCAGTCGCTCACACAAACTACGGCGCAGGTGCTGAAGTTGTGGGAGATGCTGGTGCACTCATTGAGCCGAATGACTGGGTAGTGAATAAGAGTCATAGTCGATACGGAAATCTCAGCCCAGAGTCGATCGCGGCAGAGATTGAGAAGATGTTCCTTAGCCCGTCACTGCGAGAGCAGATGCGAGAGAAGGGACTGAGCCGTGCAAAGCACTTCTCATGGGATGGCTACCGAACAGCGTTATGGAGGGCATTCAATGGCGAAAGCTCGACCGTTTACGAATAAAACTAATACCAAGTCGCTTGTCCGTAAGTTTGCGGTCAATAAGCGATTCAGCCTTTCCCTTCGTGGACGACTCCGCTTTAAGCGGCGTAGGTTGCGCTTGATTACTCGAGCACGACTTGCAGCAATGAAGTTTATTACTGCACCGTTCTCTGGAAAGAAAAAGAAGAAAGTCTAAGGAGGAATCATGGCGCGACAGTATATTACTGCTACGGAGTTTAAGGATAAGCCCCTGGGCATTGCTTTGCGTCAGTATTCTACCGACCAGCTAGAGTCTCTTATCGAGATTGCTACTGAGCAAGTTGAGAGTTTCTGTGAGCGAGTCTTTCAACAGACAACCTACACAGAGACCTTTGTTGGCGATGGGTCGACAACGTACCTGACGCTTCAGTATCCCTTGATTTCTGTTACGTCTATTACGCAAGTAACAATTGCAACTACTCCAGTAACGACATCTGTTACGCAGAGTACGCTAGTTCGTACAACTGAGACAGATAAGTTTGGGAAAGTCTTGCTGGGTCCATCTAGCGAGATTGATACGTTTGCACCAGACTCTAAGTACACTATTGTGTATAGTGCTGGCTACGCAACGCTACCGCCAGCGGTCAAGCACGCTACTGCGCTGTTCGTCAGCGAGCTAGTAAAGCCTGACTACGGTGGAGCGCAAGATACTACTCCAGAAATTATTCCTATGAGCAGTCAGCAGATTGCGGACTTGCTCAGCAT